TTAGTACGCTGTGAGCTTGGAAATATCCATGTCATAGCGTTCATATTTGTGGATGTAATCGAAAACGGTGTTCATCTGTGCCTGAGTCGCGGTTTTGGTGGCGTCCATATCGAGAAATGTTTTTCCCAAAGACGGATTGCGAACCGCAATCCAGCCGCGCCGGTACAGGTAATCGAGACCTTTCCCGCTCCAATCATAGGCCATGTCCAAGACTTCCTTATCAGAGAGGTTCAGGCGTATTCTGTTTTGCATGATGATGCGCCCCGCAAGAGCCGCATGTTCTCCAAACTCGCAAGGATACCATGTTCCGTCCGGAGCAATCATGCCGTATTCAGATAACTTCTGGATATTGTTAGATTCGTTCACGCAAATGACCCCTTTGTAGTCAGGTGTTGTTGTCCAAAAACTCCTGGCATTCGGTATCGTTCATCACGAACCCGAAATACGCCACACGCTTAACGGTCGTCTCCCAGACGCGCATCGTGCGGCTCCGGGGCTGTACGACCCAGGAATGACAACGCCAAAGCCCGTCCTCGGAAAGAGCGTACCCGGTCGCAATAGAGCAGTGACCACGGTTTGCATCCCAAAGATAAGCGGAATTCGCGTGACATTGACTGGGCTGACCCTTGCGCATATAGCTGCTGCCATAGAAGAACTGCCCCCGACTGAGTGTTTTTACGGCGTCTTCGTCGTAGGCAGTCATGCAGACCTCATCTCCGCCGAAGCTGAGAATCTTGTCATGCAGTGCTTTCATGGCATCGAGCATCTCCTTGGAGAATCTCGATTCGCCGTTATATACCTGATGGCTGTCAATCCACCGCTTCCAATCATCACTCATCGGATTCCAGTGAATCGGCGTAGACATCTGCTCGGGTGCTGTGATGGGTTTCAGGCTATTCCAGCCTTTTCGTGTAAGTGTCATCTCGTTACCTCCGCTGGTTTCAGGAGTTTATCGATTCTTGCAATGATTTCATCGCGCTTCTCTCCGCTCGGAATCGAGTCACTGTGACCCTTATCCGTGAGAAGCGTGTCGAACATGGCAAGAATTTCATTCGGATTGACCGGCTTCTCGGCAGAGGCACGAAGATAGGCTTCGATATCTTCCACGAGATTCCAGTATTCCATGCCATACAGCATCGCACTGTTTTCGTTGCTATGCCGGTCTTCTTCCTCGCTTGCATCACTGCAAACGATAGGAAGTTTTATCTCGGCGAGATAATCGTCAAAGATGTCCGCAGTATAAGCGGCGAGCCAGCGAATATTGGTATTCATGATTTTTCCTCACTTTCTTTCAGCTTTTGCCGCAAGCATCATCCCGCAGCATTTGTTCAGGCAAATGACACTGACCACGAGCAGCGCGATATTGTGCAGCGTGAAGGACTGTGCCAAAGCACTGATGCTCAGGAAGATGAAGAGAACAAACAGGACAGCTAAGGTTTTGAAGAAGGTATAGATGATTCTGTTCATGGTAATGCTCCTTTTTTGCTCCGGTTATCGAAGCATGTCAACGATTTTTCCGACCAACTCATCATTGGTCACAAACTGGTTGCGGCCCCTGGCACCGAGCGATACAGAGGAGTAATCCTTCATATCGGCGGCATAGCGAACCATATTCTTGTCGGCAATCGGCTGATAGCAAGACCGTTCTGTGGTCACATACACGCATTTTCCGTTCAGGATATTCATGATGTGTCCGTAGCAGCCCGTCTGCTTGCCGTTGCGCTGCATGTTTTGCAGGTTATGCGTCAGCATCAGACCGTCGTTCTCCTTCTCAGCACAGGAGAGCATAGACAGTAGTTTTCGTGTCTTATACGCAGTGTTCGTCATGGTAGATTCCCTCATTTCTTTAGAAATACTTGTAAGCAGCGTTCAGCCGCTTGTTGTAGAGTTGTAAGGTGGTCAGGTTCCCGCAATAGACCTTGCTGGACGAGATAGGGACATTCACCCCGGCTTCCATGTGCGAGAAGAACATCGCAAGACAATCTTCTACACTGTCGCTCGTGGTGAGTGTCTCGTATACCGGATACGAGTACCCAGCTGCCTGACTGTAGGTGGCATTGAGCTCATGGACAAAGAATTGGACCTGACCGGACACGGAACTTGCATCCAAACCCGATGCATAGCACCAGTTCAAGAGATTCGTCTTACGGCCGTGTGTCCATTGCAGAAGCCCATAGCCTCCGTCGTTCGGATTCTCGGCAGTAACACGAAGCCCGCTCTCCATTGCCATGCACCCCATCACAGCTGCAGTGCCGGCCTTAGAAAGACCTGCATCCCGCAACGCTGTATAGATGGCGTACTCATTGTCAGAAAGGTTCTGAGGCATCGTGTCCGTCACAGGTTCTTCTGCCGGTTCCGCCGCAGTCTCTGTCGTCTCGACAGAAGGCTCAGATTCGGGCTCTGTCTCGGTCACCTCCTGCTCAGGTATAGGCAGTACCGGCGCGAAAGGCGGCTGAGCGTTGAGTTCCCGAAAATGAATCTCCAACGGCGTGACATACTCGATATCAGAATCATCAGCTGGCTTTACCGGCGCAGCATACGCAGGCGTCGAGAAAAAGCAGGCTTAGCAGCCTATGATGGTGATAACGCTGAGCATGAAAGCGGTGGTCCCGGCATAGAATTTCTGTTTGTCGTTCATTTTCATTTGTGATTACTCCTTTGAATAAAAGTTCCCGCCGACAATAGCTGTTCGGCGGGATGTGATTGATGTTCGGTTGTCGGAAAAACTTCATGCTTCACGGACTACGATGGCGGTGTATCCGCTGTTGGCAAGATACCGATACGCTGCATCATAGGCGTCGCTGAGCGACGGGGCTTTGACATACCCGATAAAATCGGAGCAGATAACCATGCCGGAAAAACCTGGGTTACCGGCATAGATGGCGAAGCGGGTGTTTTTCTTGGAATTGCGATTAAACATAGCGGACCTCCTTGCAGTCGCGTTCAAAAAGATGGATACGGATTTCTGAAAACAAAAAAGGCAGACCTACCACGAATGGTAAGTCTGCCTAATTTGAAAACAGAATTGTGAATGATGTACGCCCGAAAGATTCGGCTGTGTAGAATGTTATCTATCGTACAATACCAATTCTATGCCGTTCGCAAGGATACGCAAGAGAAAAACAAAAAAAGGCGAAGTCTTCCGAAAAAGACTCCGCCATGGTTTTGTGTGCGATTTATGCATTTCAGTGTTGTTATTCACGGCACATTTCTCGCATCTTATTCTTCCTCAAGCCATTTCTTGGTGATGTCAAGAAGGCATTTTCGGAATTCAGGAGCGGGCTGCATCGGAATCGAAGACCACTGAGAATCGAGAATGACAGGGTATTCGTACTGTTTGCCGTTATGCGAAAACGGTATGAACTGAACTTCTCCGTCCACGAGCCATAGCTTTTCCGTTCTGATGGGTTCGATGTACTCCGTCAGCCAGCATTCGTGCGTGACAACGGAATCCGCCACGAAATACTTTGTCTTATCGTCCAGTATCAGTGCTGGGTTGTTATCCTCGACACAATACACTCTTCCGACGAACGGCAGGAGCATCGTATCGGCGGCGTGTTTCGCGCTTCTCCCCTGCCGAATTTCCGATAGCAGGAAACACGATATGAAATGCGGGATACCGATGCCGGTCAGGCAGTCATCGAGTGTGTGTCCGGTACAGATTCTCGGTGTTTCCTGGTCCTCCCCCTTCATCCGATTCGTAGGGATTTGCGGAACGACCTTGTCCGGCAAGCATCCGGTATTCGCCATGAGATGAAATAGTATCTGCATTATGGGACTTACTCCTTCGGCAGTTTCTTGCGAAACGGGTCAAGGTCTCCTGGCCTATAGACCGACTTGACATAGGATTTGATGTCGTCTTCTCCAAGGCTCTCAAAGAGATTCAGCCAGCATTCGGCTTCAATCCGCATCTCGCCGCCCATTTGATACGCTTTCTCGCACTGCACCAAATCAAACTGAAAATCGTTCTTGTAGCGGCAGTTTTCGGCTGCTTTTGCAAATTTCGTAAATGTTCTGGTATTCAAGGTTTACCTCCTTTTCTGAAAATGGAAACAAAAAAGCAGACCCTCATTTCGAGAGTCTGCTCTAAGCACATAACAGATTGTGAATCTACCGGTATGGGGAATCAGAAGATGGTATCTATCATGCACTTACTATTCTATTCGATTCGCACAACTGTGCAAGGGGGATTTTGAGATGCGGCTACGCTTTCGATGGTTTCCCCGCAGCTACGCTTCCTGCTCATTCAATGGCGGCAGCTACGCTTTCGATGTCGTCTGCGTTCAGGTTGATGTACTGCCACGATTGCGGGGCGCGTTTCAGGTGCAGCTGATGCATGGGCAGAGAAAGTTTGCGGACATTTGAGATATTCCAGCCATACAGCATGCCGGTTTTGTTGCCATACTCGAACAGCGCGGCTATATCGATACAGCTTTCCCGAATAAACTTATCCGCCATACCGGACAGCTTTTCGCCGTCTGCATAGTAAGGAGACAATCCTGTCAGGCAGTTCAGCTGGTCGATGTCCTCGCAGGTAAAGGCCCCGATGATTTCCCCTGCACCGCCGTTTGCCTTCGTCTCATAGCAGAATACTGCGAATGGAAACGAGATTTCCCAAGGGCGGGATTTGCGGACTTCGAGAGTCTTTTCACCCGAAATGATTTTAGCAAGCCATTCGCGTTTTATCGAAATGACGACCGCTTTGCCGTCATTTACCGCGAGTGCATTTTTGAGAACCGTCACAACTCATCACTCCTCATATTCGTAGTCACAAAAGCTGTTGACCTTTCCTTCTGTCTGTTCGTATTCGGACATAAATTTTGCGACAGCCAACTCGAAGTGCCCACGGCTGATACCGGTGACATCCGAAAAATCGAGGAATGCGTGCTCAAAGTTGCTAACCATAGCCACGAGAATGTACGATTCAAGTTCCTTGGAGAATTCTTCCGGAGTGCCATCGAAATGGATGGTGACATCCTTAGATTCGTCGTCAGGGTCAAGATAATTCGAAACAGCCTCATCCTTCGCACTGGAGAAGAACCCATCGACATTGTCACTCACTCGCAGTTCAGCGGAATCGCTAAGCGGTACATTCAGCCCACCTGCAGCTTCCGATTCGGCCATCAGTTGCATAACATAGTAGCGAAACATGAGAAACGCGCACACACCCGTAGGCTCAAAATTCTGAATGACCTTTTTCAACTGCGCCTGACGGTTGTTTACGACTTTGTAGTTTGCTTTCATCAAATCTCCTTCTTTAAAAAATGCTTTACAACGCATGAATATTTGATTTGCCGGGTGCATACATCAGCGGCTCGTCCGTTACTTTCAGAACTGTGCCGTCCCCCTGCCTGCACGCATACAGGATTGCTTTAAGCATCTCATAGGCAAGTTTGCTGTTGTAGGCAAGCCCTGCGTTGGAGATGCCGAAATTGCCATTCCAGCCAACCCTGAGTTTTCTCAGTTGTGGAATCAGAAGGTCACGGGCTTCTGCTATGCCGACGCCGCCCCAACGAGCGTCATGATACGCCTGCAGCTGTGGTTTATTATCGGTATCAGCTATATCGAGAACTTCATAGATGATGCTGAACTGTCCCATCAGGATTCTGGAATACGCATCGAGGATGGCAGCAGCTTTTACCCAAGCACTTTCATTCATGTCGATGCGCTTAGTATACGGGTTCTCCTTGTTCCCTACCGCGATATCCGTTGCCGAGAGCGCAGTTTGATAGATTTCCCCTGCTGCGTTTTGCATGGAAGGCACGGGAGCTGTGACCTTAAAGTCGGTAAATATCATATGCGCCTTTTCGATATCCACATCATTCACACCGTAGGCGTCCCCGACCTCTTTGCAGATGGAAGAAAAGTTGTTGCCGTAGAATGTCTGCATTACCTGCATGACATGCAAAAACAGCTGATACTGCTTTTCGGTCATTTCGAAAATCATGGCGCACCTCCGTTACTTTATTAGTATTATACCACAAATGTGTATTCAGTACAACCATGAACGCTGATTCGTAACAAATAAGATACAAACAAAAAAGTGCCCCTAAAATCCTCGACTGAAATCGAAGATTTTAGAGGCAGTGGCGCTCATGGAAGGATTCGAACCTTCGGGCGATTTCTCACCGGCGGTTTTCTGGACCGCTGCCATCGGCCACTCGGCCACATGAGCATATGGCGCAGAGAGCGAGATTCGAACTCGCAAGCCGGGGATTGACCCGACGACGGATTAGCAATCCGTAGCCCTACCGTTTGGCGACCTCTGCAGATTTGCACCCGTTTTGTTAAACAATAAAGTTGACTATCGAACTCTAAACTTTACTATCTCGTTGTGGGTGCTTGTATGACCCCTGGCAGACTCGAACTGCCGACTCCAGCTTGAGAGGCTGGCGACTTGGACCAACTTGTCGAAGGGGCCTTATGGTGTGCCGGGTAGGATTCGGACCTACGAACTGTAACAGACCTGTTTTACAGACAGTTTGCTTTGACCGCTTGCATATCGGCACATATGAGGAGGCATTAAGCCTCGTGGTGCTCCCGGCTGGAATCGAACCAGCGACACATAGGGCTTCAACCTACTGCTCTACCAACTGAGCTACAGAAGCAGATGGTGACCGAAATGGGGCTTGAACCCATACTCTCAAGCGTGAAAGGCTTGCGACTTAACCAATTCGTCTATTCGGCCATATAGCCGCAATCCTGCGGCGAGTGGGTTATGCGATGACGAGGATGTCATCGATTTTCGTATCGAGCATCGCGGCGAGAATCACAAGGTTGTCGATGGTAGGAAGTGCAGTGCCTGCCTGCCATTTGGCTACCGCCTGTGTGGAGACACCGAGCGTATCCGCCACATCCTTTACCTTGATGCCTGCCGCCTTTCGCAGTGCCTTGATATTGGCACCTGTTTGCTGGATATCGATGGTTGGAATGTTCATTTTCTTTTGCTGCCTTTCTGTATTGCAGGCAACAAAAAAACGCTGCCTGCCGAAATGAATCGACAAGCAGCGTTCGGAATGCAAATGCCGTCAGAAGACGCACCGCAGCCGTTCGAGGTCTGTTTTTGCCTGTCGATGGGTATAGGAAACAAAGCTGGATTCGTAGGACTCGAATTCAGATTCATAACTATACTCAGCAAACGACATAGCATTAACAGTCTTGCACAGCATCTTCGGTTGTCTCCTTTCGTTTCGTTCTGTTTACATTATACCACTTTTGTGGTTCTGGTCAATCAACTTGTGGTTGATGTTTATTCGCATTGACACCTCCCACGATTGAAATCGTGGGATTCCTGGGCGGCGCGGCAAGGTTCATCGCCAAGCCGTGTCTGAAACAGCGAGTTATGCGGTTTCCCACCATACGCTACGGGTGTAGCGCACAATGAGCATCCAGCCTAAAAGGTTGACCAACATACTTGTCTGCATTCCAGTTCTTTTAAGTGCATCCTTCAAAGGGAGTTTCACCTCTTGCGAGGCAGCTCTTTAATGAGGGAGTGTCGAGCCCCCAGAAAGTTACTACTTAGAATCCAATGCTTGCAGGAAGAGAACTTCCAACCGCCTGTAAGCGCTGCTTTGTATTTTCGTGCATTCCTAAAAATGCAGGAAAAGCTGAATTAAGTGTTTCCATATTGTACTGCAAGGATTCGGTGTCTATATGTTCAAGCAGGAAGGCGGAATATAAGTCACGCTGAACTATATCGCCACTGCGGAGACGAGCCATTCGCTCAGACAGTTTCTTTTTGGTATAGCTGTTATCGGTATGGTCAAATTGCGAAGCTTTCGTTTCAAAGGTGCTGACTTTGATAACGCTGCCGCCATAACGATTAGTCTTATTACTCAGAATGGAGATAAACATTGCAGGTGCGCAACGACTTAACGATTTTCCAAATCGTTTTTTTGTATGTGCTCTACCAGTTTTTGGATTGATTTTTGTTTCTTTACTGCGCTTCTGCAGGGCTTTATAGTTCATATCTTCAACGACGAATTTGTTACCGTGGGCAAGCAATTCGTTTGCGAGAATGTTATGCTCCATTTTACGGATGTCAGCCAACTTACGGTACAGGTTACGAAGCTTCGCACGCAAGCGATAATACCTTTTGCTGTATTTCCATTCGCGCTTTTGCTTTTGTCCATGTTGCCGCTTCAACCTTTTGATTGTGCCATCCGGATTATAATATTTCGGATTTGTAGCGCGGCGCGAACGGTTCATTGCGCGAAGCGTAGCAGCAATTTCATTTACGAGGCTTTTTGCTTGCGCTCTCGCAGACGGAGCAAGTACACGAAGGTCGCAAACATCTTTACAGCTAAAAGCAATGGTTTGTGTACCAATGTCTATACCGACACGTCCCTGCTTAACAGGATGTTTTGCAACACCGTTACTGTCACACTTGATGGGAGGATAACCTTCCAAGACGATTTGGGCATAATACTTCCACTTGGTGCCGACCCATTTGCGAATTATGCGACAGTATTTAACGCCGCATTTGAGCGCTTCCTGTTGATACCATCCAGCTTGAGTATCGGGATTGCGCAATGTCAACGGGAATGTATAATCCCCATAAACAAGACGTAGTTCACCTTTGCCGATGGAAGTTTTGACTTTTGCCGTAGCAGCAGCAATTTCTTTTTCCATTTGCGTTTTTACTTCATCAGGGAGAACTACTTCTTCGCCTTCTTTGGCATCTGGCTTTCTGTACGCAGCGAAGTATTTTTCTTCAATGGAGCCTTTAATCTTCTTCTTGGCGGAGTTAATGACACTTGTTGTATGATTTGCTGGGCGAAGCATTATCCCGGTAGTATTATTCTTTCCGGATATCGAGAACACCTGCTCCAATTTCTTATAGTGGACTTCTTTTCCGTTGTCAAAGAAGAAAGATGACCACGCTGCCCAAACTGCAGTGGCGACCATCTGTGCCACATGAGAATGTAGGGCATAGTGCTTGGCATAGGGCACAACCATCGCGTGAAAGGCATTTTCAGAAAAGCGGTACTCTTTAAGCATCTTCTCTCGCTGTTTAAGAAGCGCCTTCTGTTCATCACTATCGGGAGCAGCTTTGGCGATATCCGCCATCAGCTCACGATATTTGCGTGTCTTACGCAATTGATGCCACATTTTTGTGGTTATACATACAAGCTGATTATAGATAATGCCGCACTTCTTGAATTCTTTGTACAAGAGGTCTTGTTCATTGAGACTTATAACCATCGGCAACGTCAATACAAATGACGGCGTACTATTTTTGCTCCCAAACGCCATGATTACCCTCCTCTCGTTTTTTGTTCTTCTACATAGCGTTGAATTGTAGCATTGGAAACATCGCCAGCTGTACTTACAAAATAGCTGCGAGTCCACATTTGCATAACCGTGTCAGGAAAAAACTCTTGCTTGAGTATCCTGCCGGTGGTTCCTTTAATTATTTTCATGATTTCCGCAGCGCTTAATGTAGGCGGAGCATTCACGAAAAGATGACAATGGTCGATATGACACTCCATTGCCAATATCACAATGCCGTTTTGCTCACAGATTTGGGCTACAAGCTCTTTGAATCGTGTTTCAAGCCCATCCACAAGAAACAACCTTCTCCGGTAGCGCGGGCAAAATACGAAGTGATAATTTATCATAGAAACGGTGGTTTTGGTGCGTCTGTAGTTCCTTTTCATGTATCTATTATACCACAATTCAGACAAAATCATGTTACAGATATATGAACTTTATAACACAACACCGTCACATTTCGATTATATAAATTAGCCCGGGAAAATCATTGTTGTCGGTTTTTCATCCCACGGTTGAAACCGTGGGCTTTCCCCGCCTTCATTTTGTAACCAGCACCTTCGTGGAAAACGCGGTCTGCGCCGAGTTCGTGCTTGCTCATTTACACATACTCTCCGTCCGGAAGCCTGTCCGCATCCGGCAATTCATCGGCAGTCAGTTCCCTCAATGTTCCTTGGTCTGTATCCAAGCCGATGGTATATATATACACTACACGGCTATCCCGGAATACTTCGGCTGGGGTCTTGCTTTTGCTGACGATTTGTTCGATTTGCTGCTTCGACGCCGGATACAGGACCCAGCGTTCTTCGCTTCGCACTTCTGTGCAGTTACAGAAATACAATTTTTCGTCCTCATCCTTGCATACGCAGAGCAGCGAAATGCCGTCATAACTCCAAAACACTTTATCGACAATAAGTTCTTTTCCAAACAATTCCTTGAAATTCAGTCCCTCAAACAAGGGCTCTCCGCGTAAACTCATATCTGCTCCTGTTTTTGTGTTTCTTCATGCCGCAATCATCTTGAGGTTGAGTTTTTTGGCTTATCTGCGCTCAATACGCGAGGATTCGAGGAAGTGAACCTATCGGTGTGCGCTTTTTATTCTTGTGCTTGCCCATGCCTAGTCCTTCTCAAGAAAATGCTCCCACTGTGTTCGCCTAATTGGTGTACCGCAGAAAGCGTAATGCTTGTCATAGTAATCCGACATCGCCTCGGCATATTTGGCGGCATCAGTCGGATTATAAAACACTGTTTTGCCGATGCTTTTTACTGCAACCCAATGAACAGCAGTGTGACCATCCACATCCACACCGACGCAATGCGCATCGACATATTTTCCCTTAAAGAATCTGGTAATCTTGACAGGGTATACAACATATTCCAGTTCAACGAGCCGCTTTTCGTTGTAGTACCGATGTTCCCAGACGCCCCAGAGAGTGTCGCCAATTTTCGGCTGCATGCTCTTCATAAGAGCCTCTCTTATTTGGTGGTTTTGGTCGGGAAAACCTCATACACACTAACATACAGCATCCCCGGCATGTAGTCAGCATATTCTACCGGACGTTTCTGGTCGTACACCTTCACATTCGAACCATCATCTGCCGTAAGCCAGAGATATTTGACATGCTCAGCATAGCGAGGGTCTTTTGCGCGATACATTTGTCCTTCTTTGATTTTGAGGCGGCGCATACAGGCTTGGACGCGGGAAAACTCAACAAATGCACCATAGTCACCAATCACAATACGGTTGTACCCGTTGGTAATGACTGTGCCATCAGCGGTTTCGAGCGAAATCGTGTCACCGGACACATTGCACCATTTCGGCAATGCCTTTTGAAACTCGGCTCGCACATCGCAGAAAAAGGTGCGCGGGATAGGCTTGTATCCATAATCTCGGGCAAGTTGCTCTTGATATTTGAGCATCCGAGCGCCGACTTCTGAAATTCTATGCTTCATCGATTACTCCTGACTCAGCATCTGCGCAGAAGCAACTTCCCGAATATTGCGATTCTCTTTTTCGGGAGCCGACACAATGCGGCGATGAGAGCGCATCAGCGTCAATACGCGATTACGGAGCTTTTCATCTTTGATAAGCTGAGCAACCTGTTTGATTTCCGATTCACGCAGATACATTGTACTGTTGATGAGAACACCATGTACCTCGCCGTTCTCTGAACTCTCCTCGACTTTATCGACATTGTCATAGGCGTAAATCACATCAACATCAATGGTGACGGACGCTCTCTCAAGAAGTTCAGTCCCTCCTTGAGTTACCAGCCACTTGTGTGTGTAGCTTTCGTCAGAAATGTATGTTTTGCCAATGAGTTCCAGCGTCGGTGAAACAAGATGGTTTGTGGAATAGCGGATATGGTCTTCGCTTTCGTTGAGATTATCCTGCCAAAGGCGCATCGGCTTGATGTTTTTGTCTTTGAAGTGAACATAGGTGTCCCGAATGAATGTGGAGATGGTCCGTTCAATGTGGTCGATTTCCGGCATTTCTTCCACGTTGCGGAAAACAAAGCGCGTAGACTTGCCCTCGCCGTACTCTTCGTCGTCCGTCACATAACGAATCTTTTCCAGCACAAACTTTGGTTCCAATGCTGTTTTAACTGTTTCAAGAGAAAATACATTCCACTTCATTCGGCTGTCCTCCACTTCTTTTCCCATTGGTCATACTCAGAAATTTCCCGCTTTACGATTTTGCCGTCTTTTTTGTATAAGGTGATTCGTTGTGCATAGTCGGCAGAGTGTTTCAGCAGCCGCTGCAATGCTTCTTCCTCGGAAGTTGCCTTTGTAACTCCGTAATAGGAGCCACCGGACCCCAAAACATCAGGCTCATACCAGCCTGTCTCGTAGTATGTAGTCTGCTCGCCTGCTTCATCCAGAACGACTTTTCCCTGCTCACCATAGTCACCAGTATAGTTGCTGCGGATGATGTTGGCGGCACGGTCGTTTCCCTGCTGCTCATAGGCTTCGGCAATGAACTCGACATAAGCCCTGAATTTTTCCTCGTCACCTTCACGATGCGCGGCGATGAGTTTTCCGATAGTCACAACGTTAATAGCGTTCACGAAATCACCCCTGAGTCAGTTTCAAAAAATGGTACTCCAGCCGGGAGTTGAACCCGGAGAAAAACAGAGTTTGAATCTGCCGCGTATGCCAATTCCGCCACTGGAGCATAGTATGTCGTCCGCAAAAGCAGACGACAGTTACATTGCTTGATTTTACAGCAAATATCACATTTTATCGCTGTTTTTGTGATTGTATTATACCATATTCTGATGCAAATTTGTAGCGAGTACAAGTATGATTCACAAACAATTAACATCTGAGCGAGTCGCATTTTGTGCGCTCGCTTGTCGTATTCGCCTGGCGCGAATCAGTGCTGAATCTGCCTCGTCAGAAAGCAGCCAAAAGCAACAGCAACACAAACGCGAGTCTTTGCAAGTTTCAGAAATAGCACTTTCCTCGGCTCAGGACTTGCTCTCTGCGGGTGCTGGCGTCCAGTATAAGAGCGTTCCGAGAATATCGCACATTGGTGCCGCCTCGAAGGAGCAAAGCGTTTCCAGAGCGTCTCTGAGGCGCTGCTCGTAGTCTGTACGCTGCATATCGAGGGGAACCAGCACCTTGTAGGAGCCGGAAGGCGCTTTCAGAACGGGAGATTCGGATGCTGAATTCTCAGTAGGGTCATTTTCCCATCCGCAGGTGATGAGATAGTCATACAGAGCATAGGGGTTTACAGCAGAAACGGTCTTTCTGCCGTCAAGCATCTTGTAGGCACGGAGATACTTGGCTTCTCGCGCAAGGTCTTTGCTTGTGAGAGGATACGGGATTCGGTTAAGGTCCATGTTGCTGACGAGGTCTGCGCGTTTTACCTTGACGGCAATGTCGTTTTGCTTAACACGCCAGATATACTCTGCGTATGTCATATCTTTTTCCCGAGTCAGTACAGAGACCGCCTCAGCCACTTCCGGAGGAAATTCCGCTCTGATGGTATCTATCGTGGTGCCGGTATCCTCCACCGTGTCGTGCAGGTAGGCGGCAGCTTTCACCAGCGGGTCAGGCTCAACGCCGTCTGCGACAACGGCCACATGCGCCGTAAAGTAGTCTTCCCCTGCCTTGTCGGTCTGGCCCTTGTGCGCCATCATGGCGAATGCCTTTGCTTTCTCAATATAATCAATCATTCGTATCACCTTTCTTTGGTTTGTAAGCAGCACCATGCGGGTCTGCCGGGCAATAAAAAAGGCTTGCCAGTTTCCCGGCAAGCCTCGATAGATTCAGGTCTTTGCGGACCTTTGTTGTAGTGTTGGAAACGGAAGATTTACTCCGCAGCGCCCTCAACGATTACGACCTCAGCCTCGGTCTCCTTAGGCATGTCGGCATCTTCCTGCTTGGTGTCGGTGCTGTCCTCGGAAGTCTCGGCAGACTTCTCGGTCTCAGCAGACTCAACAGGAGCGGCAGGCTCGGCAGGAGTCTCAGCAGGTACAGCGGGCTCAACAGGAGCAACGGGCTCGGCAGGAGTTTCAGCAGGTACAGCAGACTCAACCGGAGTCTCTGCGACATAGGTCTCGGCGTTGATGCTCTCGGCGCTCATTTCCTGCGCCGGAACCTCGACAACAGCCTCAGTCCCGGCTACGATAGGGTTTGCAGCCACCTTAGCACTCGCGGGCAGACGAGCGATGGACTCAGTCTTGGTCTCGCCGCAGCCAGTGCAAGTGTAGGTCTTGACACCCTCATGCTCAGTGGTAGGCTCGGTGGTAACGACACCGTTATCCCAAGTATGGTCTTTCTTGGACGTGGTAGAGAGAACGGTGCTCACTTCACCGCAGACGGTGCAGTAGATTTCGGTGCGACCCTCTTCCTTGCAGGTAGGCTCAATGACACGCATCTCGGCATGGTGACCGGTGGAGTGTACAATGTTGTCCTTGTAAGAGAAGCTGTCATCCTCATTGCACTTGTGCATCGTATAGCCGTCCTCGGTGCAAGTCGGCGGGACAACGGTAACAGTGAAGGTGTACTTGGTGGGCAGGACCTTTTCGGTCATGGTCGCATCGCAGTTCTTGCAGTGCAGGGTCTTGACGCCGTACTCGTCATGAGTGGGCTGGGTAGTGATGACACCCTCATCCCAGATATGACCAGTACCACCGTAGGAGTAGGTCATGGTATGGGAAGCATCGCGCTTGCAGTGCATCAGCATAGTGCCCGGCTCGGTGCAGGTAGCCTTTTTCAGGCATTCGGTGTGCTCGAAGTCCCAGTCGTGGCTGCCGATAGCGGGCATAGGAACGAGAATTTTGCTGTCGCAGCCATCATTGGTGCAGTACATCCAACGCTCGCCCTCAGTCTCGCAAGAGGGCTCCTTGACGATTTCACCAAGACCCGTGTACTCATGGACATGGACCTTGGCAATGCTCTCGGTCTTGGTCTTGTTGCAGACGGTGCAGGTATAGGTCTTGATGCCCGGCTCGGTGGCAGTAGGCTCCTTGGTGATAACACCCTCGTCCCACTGATGCTCCTCATTGACGGGGATATCGCGGACATGCTGCTTATCGTTGCAGCGTTCACAGACCTTATCTACGCTGCCAGCGTCCTTGCAGGTGGCGGGAGTAGTGACTTCCTTGTACTCATGACCCAGTGCAGGGACGATGTTGTCCTTGAAGGACTTGGTGGCATCTTCCACGCACTCGTGCATGGTATAGCCGTCCTCAGTGCAGGTAGGAGCGACCACGGTCTCGTTGTAGGTGTAACCCAGAGCCGGAATGCTCTCGGTGTAGGTATCACCACAGTTGTGGCAGGTGAAGGTCTTGACACCGTTCTCGGTGTAGGTAGGCTCGGTGGTCACAACGCCGTCATCGTAATCGTGACCGGTTGCGGGGATGACCTCGGTGTAGGTATGGCTCTTGTCGTTCTGGCAAGTGAAGGTCTTGACGCCATCCTCAGTGCAGGTAGCAGCCTTGGTGACAACGCCGTCATCGTAGTTATGACCAAGCGCGGCAATCTCCTCGGTCTTAGTCTCGGTGCAGCCATCGTTCAGGCACTTGTAGGTCTTCACGCCGGAAGCCTCACAGGTGGCGGGCGTGGTGACAGTACCATCATCCCACTTGTGACCCACAGCCGGGATGACCTCAGTCTTGGTCGCGCCGTCACGAGAGCAGGTAAAGGTCTTCTCGCCATCCTCAGTGCAGGTAGCAGCCTTGGTGACGACACCCTCGCCCCAATCATGGTCCAGAGCGTCCACGAAATCGCGGTTCTCTGTCAGCGTAGCGTCCTGGTCGCAGATGTAGACGGTGTAGCCCTGCTCAGTGCAGGTGGGAGCAACCGTATCACCCTTGTGCCAAGTCTTCTCCACCATCGGGATATCCTCGGTATAGGTATCACCGCAAGCAGAGCAGGTAAAGGTCTTGACGCCCTTCTCGTAGATGGTCGCTTCCTTGGTCACGACACCCTCATCATAGGTGTGCGGGGTCTTGTCGGTGAAATCACCCTTGTAAGTAAGACCCGGAACCTCATTGCACTCATAGATGGTATAGCCCTCGGAAGTGCAGGTGGGGGCAACGACCTGCAGGATGTGGTAGGTCTTGTCCAGAGAAGGAATCTCCTCAGTACGGGTCTCACCGCAATCCTTGCACTTGAAGGTCTTGATGCCGGTCTCGGTGTAGGTGGCAGCTTTCGTCACGGTGCCGTTATCCCAGCTATGACCCTTGGCGGCAACATAGTTGTCGTTGTAGTTCATGCCGCCCCACTCGTTGCAGATATGCTCATCATAGCCCTGCGTGGTGCAGGTGGCGTCATGATGGCGCACGGTGAAGGTGTAGACGGGCTGAGACTTCTTCTCGGCGGGAGTGGCAGCGGGAGTCACAGCAGCAGGCTTCTGGGCAGGAGTCTTGGTGCCGGTGGTGGTTTTATGGGTGTTGTAGACGGGAGCCTTGGCGGGACCATCCTTAGTAGAAACATTGTCGGGGTTCGTGTTCTGGCTGGCAGCGGGCTTCTCAGCCTTGTCGGAAGCAGCCTCAGACTCAGCGGTCTTGTTCTCGGTGCTGGCAGCATTGGAATCGGGCTTGCTCTCGGCTTCACTCTCAGCCTTGCTCTCGGACGCCGCCGCGCTGGTATCTTCCTTCTCGGCAGTGTCGGGGGTTTCGGACTGTGCGGTGCTTGCAGAATCGCTCAGGCTGGTGGAAGGAGCAGAAGAGGCAGCATCCTGATTCTTCTTGCCCTTACATCCGGTAACAGAGATTGCGACTGTAGCAGCCATGGCAACTGCAAGCACATTCTTCATCATAGACTTTTTGCGCATGATTTTACTTCTCCTTTTTACTGTGTGGGGTGAGTCCCCACATCAACGAAACGATGTGAAGAGCGGAGGACTTCTGATATTTCGTTTTCCCTGTCGCTCTATATGCATTATACCACATTTTTCCTTGAAAGTGTACTGAGTACAACCATTATTAACGTAATGTTCACAAATCGCAACAGAATCCGAGAGGCTCCTATCGGAGAAAAAACGATTCTGGTACGATGAAAAGAAGCGCAAATATGTAAAAAGCAGCCGGGTACAGAGTGTATCCGACTGCTGATGGCGGATAGGGTAGGATTCGAACCCACGGACGCGGATGCATCTCTGGTTTTCAAGACCAGTTCCATAAACCACTCGGACACCTATCCAAGAATCAGAGAGTGTTAGCCGCAGAAATCTGCGTTGCCCGCCATCTACCGCGTGGAGGTCGCTCTCAAAAGATGGCTGACGAGACGAATTTGTCTCGCCCATGCCGCAGCCGTTTTCGCCACTCGGCATGATGTTTTCGGCTTGACGTAACCCTGTGTAAATGACCCTCAGGTGGGGGCGGTGCGGGCAGGATTATCGTCTTCGTGGTGTAGTTAAGGAGTACCGCACCAAATAAATGACCGTACTGCGCTTGTGTAACAGTACAATGCACGCCCAGAGACGATTTCCAAGATGGAGATGTGTCTGGTGGTGGAAGCAAAGGGATTCGAACCCTCGACCCCCTGCTTGCAAAGCAGGTGCTCTCCCAACTGAGCTATGCCCCCATGATGGCGGGAAAGACCCGCCAGTAATTACGCGTAATGAAGTTCGCCGTACTGTTTGACCTCGCGCTCCAGATGCAGCGGAATGGTCTTGTCGCTCTTCTGCGTGATATCCTCACGCGTCAGAAGGCGCTCATCGACGCCAGCTGCTTGCAGTACTTCGTACAGGTTCGAGGGGCCGGTGCCGTCGTAACCCGCAGTCAAGCCATTGACTTGCAAAGCGAAGCCGTGCAGATGCGGTGCCAGACCCGGTACAAAATCGAGTTCAACAACGACTTCGTTACTGTTCTCGTCCACGCGCTTGACCGAGAGAGCACGGATGTTCTGACTTCCGAAGGTCTCAATCAACTTCTTAGCCGCCGCTGCGGTTTCAATCGTTGATGTGCCTTCGACGTTGATAATTGCCTGCTCCATCGGAATCATCTCCTTCCTACTTAGAGTTGTCATGCGCTAAAGCAGATAACGCTCTGCCGTGCGGGGCTTTACGTTGCCCGTTCGTGTTCGGTTCCGGCTACGACGACTTCCGTAAGGACTTAGCCAACCGTCAGCAAGTGCATGCCCCCGCTGACAGCTTCTTGGGCGGATTCTCAAAGAGCGCGTCACCCAATCGGACCATGGAGCTTGATGGCAGACTCGAACTGCCGACCTGCGCGTTACGAATGCGCTGCTCTACCAACTGAGCTAACCAAGCACGGTAGGGTGTTTTATGCTGGTTATCACCCCTCAGCGAGGAAGCCAACCTCGCGTCCAGCACCATCCGGTAGCAACCCCGGAGGATTCTGCGCTGTATCCTCTCCGATGTTTTTCAGCACCATTCGCGACTGATGCTGAGACTTTCGGATACCTTCAGGTGCAGCACCTGTTTGCCGATTGATTTTTTGGCTATCCGTTGGCATTTGACAGCGGACCACAAGTGGACTATGCTCGCCAAATTTAATGTCGTGGCGTACGGTGACGGCGACGGTGGAGCGGGCAGCGGGATTCGAACCCGCGTGACCAGCTTGGAAGGCTGGTGTATTAACCCCTATACGATGCCTGCATGAGAAAAAGCGGGTGAACCCTCTCTTAGCCCCGCCATGATGTCCGTTTAGTAGGTCGTCATCCCCGAAACATCATCTTTGTGCCTCTTAGCGATTCCGCGAATCTCTGCGTGGACGATACGAAAGAATCCGGAAAAGCATTTTGGACACTGGTCAACTTCAATTCAAGCCCTGCCGTTACTTCCCTGTCAATTCGGGTCAACGGAATGCTATGGCTGTGTAAGACTGCGGCAAACTTACCAGATGCCGCGCAGCAGTCTCGCCTTTTTCGGCTATGTCGCGTCTGGCTGCGCCCCGGCTTAACGGGGATGCTCGTACGATGCATGCTTAGCGGGACGAGATTTGTTGTTTCTGCGCCGAAGCACAAGAGGAAGCACTCGCCCACACGGCTTCCTGACCGTTTAGGATACCGTTTGCACAGGGAATGCAATGCGGTTCCTGAAAGGACATTCGTCAGTGACAATCATAGTCGCTGTCCACCACCCGCCGCGTGGAGGCTGTCCCATCGGGTGGCTGAGTGCGCCGAGGTATAGACGCACTCAGATAGGCGCTACCTATTATGGTGTTTTAAGGCGGGAGCTGCCCGCCATCAGGCAAATCAGTACATCGGTGTGACCCTTTCCTTGATTTTGACATTCGGACGCGGTAATTACTGCATCGGAGTGCCCCCCTGTTTTATTTGACCTGCTAGAATCGCTTCCAACAGGTCATGGCTCTGGTAGGTGGAGTTGAACCACCTTTTCCCGTGCGCTGCGGGCGAATTAACCATGGTGCATTGCAACCTTCGTATTCGATACCAGAATATTTCGGTCATTTTACGTCCGACCGATTGACATGAATAGCCGGTTTAACGTCATGGCATGGACGATGGGTGCGGAGACAGGACTTGAACCTGCAACCGCCAGCGTATGGGGCTGGTAAGCTACCTTTGCTATACTCCGCGTGGCGGGTCGTACTGGGTTCGAACCAGCGACGCTCGGATTAACAGTCCGATGCTCTGCCGACTGAGCTAACGACCCAAGAGAAAAGACATTTGCCACGGGGAGCTCAATACCCGTGTTACCGCCGCTCGCCGCGAGGAGGCTGTCTTTATGAGCGGCAACTCTTATGGGATACCAGATACGATGCTTGCCGCCGCTCTACAACCAGCTGCAAGCAGATGTGTATGTAAGTGTGTGTAAAACTATGATGTTGTTTCGGAGCATATCTGGTATCTTCTAAGAGTTTTATGTTATCTGCGAAGATGTTTGCCAAGCTAAGGGAGGTTAAGCCTGTTGCCCGATGCCGACCGCGTGGAGGTCATCTTCCCGGCATCAGCTTCCGACAGGATTCGAACCTGCAACCTGCTGCTTACAAAACAGCTGCTCTGCCATCTGAGCTACAGAAGCATATTCGGGAGAAGTAACTCTCCCGAAAAATAGGTAAATTACCCTACTACCAATTATCTGCAATTCGCATATTTTGTCAACGCAAAAGTGCCACATACAGTGTCCAGAACGGAAAATGTTGTACATAAGTACAACATATAGTGCTTTCTGTATCTGTACTTGCATTATACCATATTTTGGCGCGAAAGTGTATCAAATACAAGTATGATTTACAAAATGTTCAAACACTTTCCCGGGCTCGATGCGCTCCGGAAATCGCAGACTCTTGTTGCCGACGCGATGCATCCGGTGGTCGATGACATCAGAACGGCGCATCTGTTCCGCGTTCACGCAAAAGCCTGTACCGTAGTATTGCATGTAGTTACTTCGCTGCTCTTTGTTTTCCGCAGCCCTCCCGAAAGGTCTTCGTTCATCGTGGACGAACACCGTATCCGAGCACAGAGCGAAATTGAGATAGTGCATTGCCGCCATGCGCTCAAAGACATATATTTGCCTGGTCTCGGTGAAATAATAAAAGATATAGTCAGCTTCCTTATACAGCCATCCCTTCGAGTGCTTGGCTATCGCTTTTTGGTATTTTCCAAATCGCAGCAGCTTGTCATCTTCTCCGATAGCGAAACTATTCACCGCTGTTTCGAGGAAGACATTCCCGGTTTTGTAGGTGTCAGCCTTTGCTTCAACCGTGAATGAAGAACCGTCTTTTCTGTATACAATGAAGTCGATGTCGTCTTCCTGATATTTCTTGTCATCCCGTACATCCGAAAATCCTGCAATCCTGTCCTTGTGCTTTTCACAATAGTAGTCAAGATAGTGCATGGTGACAGATTCACCAATCAGACCTACCTTCATCTGACCCGCCATGTTATAGGGAGTCTTGTTTTTCTGTCTGTACAAGGGTATTACCTCACGATGTTACCGCAAAACGGGCACTTTGCGCCTTTCCGGCAAATGTCAGCAATCGAAGGCGTCCAGTCTTTGTCTTTGCCGTACCCGCATGCGGTGCATACGAGCGGGATATTTTTGCAGCTGCCGGTCGTATACATGTCGGGGCCGAATTCGTTTTCAGGATGCCACAAAGCGGCGATTTGAGGGCATGCAACTGATACTACAGGTTTCCTTGCTGTTTTGGCGTAGTGGGCTCTCATGGCCTTTCTCAGTGAGTTTCTGGCGCATTCGGGACATCCGGTATGTACTCCCCCGGACCCGCAGGCAAAAGCAATCATCGGATGCCATTCTCCGTTTGCGCCGTACCCGCAATCCTTGCAGACAAGGTATACATGCTTTGCGCTTCCGGAAGTCACTCGCGTGGGCGGGAACTCATTAAGTGTCGGATGCCACTGTGCAGCGATTTCGGGATGTACTGTAGCTACATCATTGACACCTTCGACAAGGACTTTTCCGGAACACGCCGGGCATCCGCCGCCTGTTCGACAGGCACCGGCGATAGAGGGACGCCATTCTCCGTTCTTTCCGTATCCGCATTTCGGGCAGATAAGAGCGATTTTACGATTGCTGCCGCAGGTGACTTCCTGCGGCGATACAGAATTGGCTGTCGGATGCCACATAGCAGCAACGCGGGGACATTCCTCTGCTACCGTGCCACGATGCCTGCGATACCGCCACTCGAAATCTCTCACGGTACAACCACCCCTGCCCGTTTATGGATGCTTTCGGACTTTGCGATATTTACAGCTGTGCTGTAGGAGATACCATATATATCCGCAAGGTCACGCAGATTTTTGCCGGTATTCATCCGTGCAAATTCCGCAAATTCTCGGTTTCGGGCTTTTACATTATCCGTGATAGGAGAACGACTTTGCGTGGCTTTACGAGTTTCGGCTTCTGTCAGCGATTCAGAAAGCTTTCCGTAGTCATGCAGAATCTTATAGGTCTGACCCACGGCAATCTTATGGTCTTTAGCAATGTCGGATACGCTTTTCCCGTTCTGGTATTCTACCGCAATCCCCTCGCAGACTCCTTCCGGCAGCTTCTTCTTCATTTTAGCGTTGCCGCGCAGGTTCTTGCGGTAGAGGGGATGATGTGCCCGGTATTTCTGGATAAGCCCCGCAATGAATCGCGGCGTGACATTGTACCGTACTGCGATATTCTCTACCTTGATACCCGCTTTGTAGTCTTTCAGGATATCGTTGTTCCGCGCTTCGATTTCCTCCGGAGTCTTGGTGTCTTCCAAGGCTTCACGCCGCAGCCCCAATACTTTCGGGCTGTGCTTGAATTCCGGGATGTTCATAGGCGGTTCAGGGCCGAAACGGACAAGACCACCAGAAATCGGATGCCCAGCTTCTCGAAATACCTGATAGGTGGTGGATTCCGATAACCCATACTTGTCCATGATTTCTCCGACAGTCATGTACGGATTTGCCCTGACATCCGCAACGATTTCAGCATTGCGTTTGCGTTTCTTGAACTGCACAGCTGACCCGATATTTTCTTTGTGCGGGGTATAATCAGGACTTCTGCGCAGGATATGATAGACCTGTTGTCCAGAGAGATTGTATTTCTCAGCGATTTCAAAGGTCCAGGCCCCGTTTTTGTAGTCTTGCGCAATCTCAATATTCCGCTGCTCCATGTCGGCTTTCGACAATCGTTTCTGATTGTTGGGTTTCCGATTTGGGCTTTTGCGGTCATTGCGGCGCACAGCATCAAAACCCTCTAACACTTCAAGGGATTTCTTAACATTCGTGCAGCCGATACCGTATTTCTCAGCCAATTCCGCGATGTGCATACCGGCGATATAATCGTTCAGCATTGCCTTATCGCGGTTCAGCTTTGCTTCTCCGGTTAAACTTTTCCGATGCATGGTGTATCCTCCTGATTTGCTACCCAGTCGATGATATGGTCGATGCAAAGATTCGTGATTTTGCTTGCGGTATAATACTGTGAAGTGTCATCGAGCAGCGATTCAATTTCCGCATCGGATGCCGAATACCCTACTGATGCAAAGAACATCCTTGCGAGGGTACGCGCATCGTCCCGGCACAGAGGTCTTACCGTATGCCCAAAGGTGAAGCGCCGGAGCAGAGCATCGTCCAGCGTATCGGGACGGTTCGTGGTCCCGACAAGGATGATGTCGTTGCCGAGTCGGTCAAGCTCCTGCATCAGGGCAATCGTCACACGGTTCATTTCCGCAACATCGTCCTTGCCGCCGCGCCGTGTCCCGATAGCGTCAATCTCATCGAGGCAGAGCACGCACGAACTTTTTCTTGCATAGTCGAATACCATACCGATATTTTTCTGTGTTTTGCCCAGAGCGGAATTCACCATACCGGAGAAATTCGTGTACACGAAAGGAAGGTTCGTCGTATAAGCGATATACCGCGCCAATTCAGTCTTTCCGGTTCCCGGCTCGCCCATGAGCAGAAGAGAACTCGTATAGTGAATCCCCATCTCCTGCAACTGCAGCGCAGCACGGCGCGTCTTGCACATCTTAACAATGACCGCCTTCTCATCGTCTCGGATGAGGAACCGGTCTTCTCGGAAAGTGCTCGAATCCTCCGCTACCAAAAGCCCCTGCAGGTTATACGGCAGTTCGATGAGTGTAGGACTTTTACTTGCCAGAGTCCGCAGACAGGTTTCCTTGAACGCTTTGTCCTTGACAGTAGTAAGCCCCTCCAACACGATTTTCGCCTGCTGCTGAGATTTCCGAATATCCCCTTCCACCACATACCGAAGCAATGCCCGTTCATTATCGTTCACTAGATTTTCCTCCCTCATAAAAAGAAAAAAGCCCCTGCAGCATCATGCAAGGGACTCAGTCTCTTTTACATTTCTGTTTACGGACGCGCCGAATAATACTGTAAATACCCGGCAAGGAATAATGGTATGCCTTAGCGAGGTCTTTGGCGTCGATGCCGTTTTGGTATTTCTCGAAGATTTCATCGTTGCGTTTTTGCTGACGGCGGGTGATGCGACGGTGACTAAGTTCTTTGTTGCTGATTCCGGCCTGAACAGCAATGGCACTGCAATACCCTATGGAAACACCGTACTTTTCGGCAATGTCACGGACAGCTGTATTCTTCTGATACTCCGCCACGATTTTATCGACCAGATTGGCATGGTCCTGTTCTTCCGCAATGCGCTGCGCCTGTTGTTCTTCATCGAGAGCGCGATAGCAGGTCCTGACGCAAAGCCCGTATTTCTCGGACAACTGCTCGAACGATAGACCGTTCTCGTAGTCCTTTACAATCTTCCCGTTTCGTTCGATGATTTCGCTGCGGGTTGCTTTCCTTTTCCTCATACTGGTTCACCCCTTAGGCTTTGCTGCCTTCTTTTTGCGTCCCTTGCCGCGATAGATACCGGCCTCATGAAGATACTTGAATCCGGAAGAGGGACTGATACCGTATTCCCGAGCAAGGTTCTCGACCGGCGTGTTGGGGTTCTTCTTCGCGTAGTCCACAAACCCCTGCTTGAAATCTTTAATGCGGCGCAAAGTAGAGGTCTCGATTTTCGTGTCGAGGTGCCGGTGGTAGGAGTCCCCGCCTTCTTTCAGAATACGAAAAATCGTGGCGCGGTTAAGGTTAAAAGCTGTTGCCAGTTCTTCGGCTGAAATGCCTTCCTGATACTGGTTGCGAATCTCGTCGTTGCGGTTGTCCTTCCACTCTGTGAAAGTCACTTTCCGCCGCTTCTCCATCTCAGCCTGTGCGATATGGTAGACGGTTTGTGGGCTGAGTCCGTGCTCCTGCGCGAGGTCCGTGACCTTTGCGCCATTTTGCAGTGCATCGGTAATTTTTCGATTGCGTTCCAGCAACTTCTTATGCGTCATAGAAACCTCCCAAAATAAAAGAAGCAAGCTCCCGAAAGAACTTGCTTCTTGTATTCAGTATTCACTTTTTTCTCGTGATGCGGGCAAAAAACTCACCCACTGATTCACTTTACAGTCTTCATTTTACCCAATTCGCACGAATGTGCAACAACTTTTTACGAATTCAGGTCCACTGCATGTACGGGATGTCTGAAAGCATCATAAGGCAGGTCTCAAACTCGTCTTCGATGTATCGGGTGATGGCATCGAATCTCTGCATCAGTGGCAGTTCCGCGAAAGATGTGCCGGTTTCCTTGCGGCATTTTCCCTCTGCGCTCGTATATATCACATTCAGCATGACATTCAAAGCGAGAAGAATATCTTCATCCTTGCCCTGAACCGTGAAGTAGAAGTAGTGCTCCGACTCACCGTCCGTAACGCCGATTCGGTTGTTGTATTTTCCGTAACTCGCCAAATCACCAAACACACTGATTGCAATATATCGCAACTTATCCTCAATAGGAACAGTCCCCCATAAAGGATAATGTTCATCCGGCTGAAAATCTGCCTTACCGCCGTTGTACTCCCATTCAATAAAATCACGGACGGAGAGTTTCTGACCGCCCGGAATGATTATTTCAAGCTGTTCCAAAGTGTTCTCACCTCTTTGCGTCGTCTCGATATTTTCTATTGTATCCGGTTCGCACGATTATGCAACATTGAGAGAGAAATTACCGGACACAGGAATCTGCCGATAAACAAAAAAGCCGCCTCCAAGACGGAGACGGCTCGATGGTATCACATTCCGATTTTCTCAAGATACGGGATAGCGGCACGCATTCTTTCGCACTCCCAACTCTTGCGGGGGTTGCGTTCGTGCTTCTTGATGAACTTCTTCATCTCGGCGGAGGTTTCGGCACCCAGTCCGGTGGCGGCTAAGATTTCCCTTGCACCGTCACACTTCATGGCTTTTAGGGTATCCGAGTCAATTTCGCGTCCGCCCTCAAACGGCTGCATAAATTTGAGTCTGCAGAACGGGAGATAGCCTTCCGGTGCATTATCGCCGATATTCCAAATGATATAGCCGAGAGGCGGTTCCGTTACGACCTCGTAGGTGTCGCATACGCCAAGCGCAGTATGATAGATTTTCATTGTTGTACTCCTTATTTTTGTGGCGGTCTTTAGACCGGCTGTGATAATTACAAGTTCAGGGTGACATTGCGGGCACTGGGCTCGTATTTCTTAGTCTCTACCCCGGTAATCTTGAACATGTGTCGTGCAGCGACATTGTTGTTCGCATCCCGGTACTTGTCGTCGAGATACACGATACGCTTTATCCCGCTCTGAATGATTGCTTTCGCACACTCGTTGCACGGGAAAAGCGTGACATACATCGTAGACCCGTGCAGGTCTTTCCCGGCGTTGAGGATAGCGTTCAACTCCGAGTGGCAGACATACATGTACTTGGTTTCGAGTTCGTTTCCTTCCCTGCCCCAAGGCATGATATCGTCATCGCAGCCAATCGGCATACCGTTGTACCCCAGAGACAGGATTTTATTGTCGCGCACGATACATGCGCCCACCTGACTGTTCGGGTCTTTGCTGCGCATCGCGGACAGCATCGCAATGCCCATGAAATACTCGTCCCACGAGATATAGTCGCGGCGTTTGGCGGTGTTGTTCTGAGATGCTTCGTTTTTAGGTGAAATGCTCATATGGTTCTCCTTCTTGTCTGATTTAGACAGTGGGTTCGTTTGCGTATTTTTGCGATAAAAGGCGGTGGAGTGTCTTGCCCCACCGCATTGGTATTGGTCAGATGTACTTTTCCCAGAATTTCTCGAAGGTTTCATCCGGCATCACCATTTCCGTTTCATCGAGGACACGACTGAACTCGCTGCTGCTGATGTCGGTCCCGATGAAATCCGTGACGGCATCGCGGCCACGCTGCATCAGGGCATCTTTCAGGATATACCAGCGGTATTTGTGGATGAGGTCCGTCAGAGATTCGCCGTCGTTCTCCCAGTAATCGTTCTTTGCCTGAACATGATACAGAGCATCGAGAACGCCGTCGTAGTCATCGCTGTCATACTCGCTCACGATGTCGGTGAGATTGAGCAGACTGCGGTCAACGCCATCGACATTCACGGTTGCGTTTCTGAACGAGTCATCTCCGCAGGGCTGTGCAGGAACTTCCACAGCAAACACCTCGCGGGTCTTCTTGTTCACCTTGCACGGCAGATGGAACGATGCACCGGAATCGAAGTTCGAGGTGATGACGCCGGATACAATATCGGGCATCGGGTTTTCGCGAGCCTCCTCAAACTCCGGCAGATGGAACACATCCACGACATTCTCGATGTCGTAGTCAAGGGCACGGACCTTCGTGACGATATAGCCACCACGCTGCAAATCGAGGATTGCACGGCAGAGGTCAAGCTTAATCTCGTGCTCATTCAGAAGACCACCGTGGCCGTCTTTCACGAGGGTGATTTCGATTGTTTTGTTCTTGGCGGTCGTTTCGGCCAGAAAATAGGTCTTGTCATTGCAAATTTCAAACATGTCATTACGCTCCTTTTTGTGTTGGACGCAAAAAGAGCGGGCCTCTCAGAATCGAGAAGTCCGCCCTTCAAGCGAAATTGTGAATGTACGAAAGGCATAAAACCCTTTCGATATGGAATGTTATCTATCGTACAATACCTATTCTATGCCATTCGCACGTTTTGGCAAGAAAAAAGTCGCTGCCCCAGCATAGGCAGCGACCAGATTATAATGCCGTTAGATATAATTGGGATTCCATTTTTCGCAGCCATAGGAAATAATGGATTGCAAAAATTTTAGCGGAACAAGATTCTCGCTAACCGAGGTACTGTTGTCTTTTACATATTGATTGATTTTTTCACGCTCCTCTTCGTCTGCGGATTCAACATTGATGAAAACCTCTTTTGTGGTCGGCTCATAGAAGAAAAAGCTGCTGCAAGAAATCTTGACAGTGATGCCCTCACCGTTGCCGTTTCCGATTACGATAGTTATATTTTTTCTTGCGTCAAGCGTCCGTGCGCAGTATACAGACACGCTTTTTGCAATTCGTTGTGACTCATTATCATCGAAAACAAACGCAGGGCTCATTTTATCAGCCATTCTTGCTGCTGCAACTCTTTTGGGAAACTCATTTGCTCGTCTGCTATACCAGGCTCCCTGAAGCGCCAAACTTCTTAGCACATAATCCTTGAGCGTTTCCATCGCACCTTCAAGATAACCATCCTCGTCAATGATGTAATTCACAATGCTCTTATAATTGATATTACGCACAATACTTTTCGCGTTTAGAAGAAGAAAGTTATAGTGAACCGGTCTGCCTTCGAGCATGGTATAAATAGCATATTGTTCCGCCCGCTCATTCGTTTCCTTGCCATCGCTTAAGGCATGACAGAAGCTTAATTCTTCAATGATTTTCTTGCAGTATGCCTGCTCGAATTGCTGATGATAATCTATCAACTCTGCTTTAAGCTTTGGACACACGCTGATGAGATAGCTGGGTAAACTCCAAAACCGAGTAGAGTCAATGCTGTAACCGGCTTTTTTGAAACTGTTCGAGTAATCACTGGGAAGCGGTGTGTTGTAACCGTTTTTCCACGCTTCCCACCGAAATTCCTGCATATATATCTCGTCAACTCTACTGTTGACCGGCACCTTAAAAATCTTGATATATACCCCACTTTCGCAATTTCGATGGCAGAAAAGGGGGTTTTCATCTACAATAAAGCCTTCGAGAAAAGCTTCGTTTGGATTGTGAAAATATTGATAAATACTTTCTTCGTTCAAGTATTTCACGTTTTTTATTGCTGCCATAATTCATCCTCAGTTTTCAACATTTTTGTGTTGGACGCAAAAAGGGCGGACCTCTCAGAATCGAGAAGTCCGCCCTTCAAGCGAAATTGTGAATGTACGAAAGGCATAAAGCCTTTTCGATTTGGAATGGTATCTATCGTACAATACCCATTCTATTCAGTTCGCACATTTTGGCAAGAAAAAATCGCTGCCCATTTGTGTAGGCAGCGACTGATGCTTGCTATTGTTTTAGAGCTTTATTGGAGTTTGCCGTTTCCCAATCAGCCAGGGCGCGTTCCTTCCTGAACCCAGTTCGTCCAGAGCGGGACATTCCGTGTACTACTCAAATAGGCTTATATGGATTGGATGCTGATTGGATATTTATGGCTTGCAGTATCCACAAGGCGTATATCCCTGCTCGATAAGTTCCTCTCTTGTGCCGGTATACTCCTCCCTGTTTGCATCGCTTATCTGAGATGCAGAAGAGCAATCAGGGCGGTGGAACTTGAGAGAATTCGTGTTCAGGATATAGGTCTCAGCTACCGTGTCAGGTTGCTGCGATTCTTCCACCTCGGCACTAGAGGTTTCGATGTCCTTATGGTATTCCCCATAAGAGAAAGTCACTTCAGAACCGTCAGATGTGCAGTAAATATCACCGAGTTCGTCCGTTCTGAACACCTCTACTCTCGCGCTTGCAAGCTTTGCGAGGGTTTCGCTGTGCGGATGACCGTAGCTGTTGTCCTTGCCGCATGATATGACGGCATAAGTAGGGTTCACGGCATCCAAGAATGCCTGAGAGGTGGAGGTGCTGGACCCGTGATGCCCGACCTTTAAGACGGTGGATTCGATGTCTTGGCCGGATTCGAGTATCTTCTCCTCCGTTTCCTGTTCGGCGTCGCCGGTGAAAAGGAAGGATGTATCGCCGTAGACAATGCGAATTACAATGGAAGTATTATTCGTGTCCTCCGGCACGGAATTGACGGCCACAACGTTGACGGAGGCTTCCCCTAGGGTGAATGCATCCCCCACTGCCGGGACCGTAATACCACCGCCTCTCTCGTCCGCACGAGCCTTAAAGTTCAGGAATGCTTTGCTGTCATACTCTGTCACAGGACAGAATGTGACATCGGCTGTGTCAGCCTCGAAGGCACCCGAAAGACCTCCGATGTGGTCTTCGTGAGCGTGTGTTCCTATGACATAGTCTAAGCGTCCCTCTGTCTCACGCTGTAATACTGAGTATACAAGGTTCGAGTCATCGGCATTGCCACCGTCAATGAGCATCGAGTGCCCATCACAGGTAACGAGGGCGGAATCTGCCTGCCCGACATCGATAAAGTGGATGGTAAAGCTGCCGCCTTCCGATACGCCAGCCGTCTCCTGACCGCTTTGTGCGGTAGTTTCTGAGACGACCCCGGATACAGGAAGGCTTCCCGGAGATTCCGGTGTCTGACCGCAGCCTGTGAATGTCAGTGTGAAGAACGCGGCAATTACCGCTGCAGTTCTCCGAAGAAATTCGTGTTTGGTTTGCATGGGTTTTGTTCTCCTTTCAAAATAAAAAAAGCGGGCCCATCCCCCGAAAGGGATAAGTCCGCTAAAAACGAAATTGTGAATTGTAAGATATCTGGTATCTATCGTACAATTCTATTTTACCGGTATCGCAAGAATCCGCAATACTTAAACCGTATCCGAAACCTCATGGCACAGCATCCTGTCCGCATAAATACAGCAAAGGACCAAACCAAGGCTCGCAACGCAGCCGAACGCGACATGCTTCGGGGAAAGAAGGAGCCATTCGATGTCGTTCATTACTTTCACCCAAAACAAAACGCCCATCATAGCAATGATGAGCGGAATAAAGACAGTTACTGTGTAATGCAGGAATTTCTGGAGTTTTCTTTTTTGCATCCTAAAACTACATCTCCCAATTATGCTTGTAAAACAGCCTGAACCACATATCTCTGATTCGTTGGGCTGTAATACCCAAACGGATAGCAGGTATACATGATAAGTTTATCGATTCCGTCTGTGAAATTAACGAGGACAGTGCCGTCATCCGCAATCACGGTGCTCGCGTCCGAGGACACATAACCGGGCATTGCTAGGGTGACGGAATACACATATTCCCCGTAATCGGTGTCTACCACAAAGTCATCTCCTATGCTGACATATTGCAGCAGAGAAAACACGCTGTCGTTATGAGAGCAAAGCAGATGCCCTCCGGTCACACCGACTTGGTAAGAACCCGGATACTGATATACCCCGCCGCGTTGATTCAAAAGACTCTGGTCATCGCCCCAGATAAGAGAAGCGTTAAGGCCAATCGCGTCACAGGTAATCGTGCCGTAGGCTTGACCCCAGGCTGCAGGTACAACATCACCACAGACAGAGGTCGCTGCACTAACAGGTTCAGGCGTCGGTTCGGGAGTCGGACCCGGGGAAGGTTCTGGTTGCGGTGTAGGAGACGGTTCAAAAGACGCAGCGGGTTCCTGGCTCGGTTCCGGTACACCTCCGCTACCCATAAAGGAAATGCTTCGCTGTAGGTCATATAGTCCCTCCTTCTCAAAAATCCCCGAACGAGAGCTGACGGCTCTGCGAGACCGGGATATTGGTTTTTGGCTTTGACGAGTGCTTGATTTCACCGTACTTGGTGAGATTCCGGCATTTGTATCCGTAGCCCTTCTGTGCGGCAGAAATCGACTTGTATCCGTATCCGCTTGCATCGTCCAGCACCTGGTCCTTGTCGTTCAGATTGACGACAATATACCGCACATCGTTGGGCTTAGAGAGCCGGGACGAACGAATAACGGTATAGGGGATACGCTTATCGAATTGAGGCTTTTCTTCTTCCGGGTCCGGTTCGGGCTTTGCAACCTTCTCCTCTTCCGGCATTTCAAGCTGAACATCGACCCCTGCCTTAACGAGGGATTCGAGCGTAGAGGCAAGGGTCTCGTACCGCGTATTCTCCACGGTATTCGTATCCTTCTTCTTCCGCTCCTTCCAGACCTTCAGTAGCTGGCGTTCGCTGAAATTGATGATGAGACCACGGTCTTTGAGCATCTTACGAACAACATAGGTGGAAAGAGAAGCGTAGTTCGCATATTCTCCGATATGGTGCTTGATATCCACCTCGGTCTTAGTCATAGCTGCTTCGAAATCCCTGTGATTGTCGAGCCAATCCTCAATAACGCTGAGCAGTTCCTTCTTGGACATGGATTCTTCTGCCAGCTGCTTGTTTTTCCTGACATAATCCTCACAGGCAGCGAGAATCGAATCGTAGCCGTTCATGGCGCTGTTATCGATGATTTGACGGTTTGCAGCATCCACAATGATGTACTGCTCACCACGGCGGATGATAGAGATACCTTCATCAGCCGTTTTCTTTTCTTCCTTGACATTGCCGCCGACATCGAATTCCGGCAGCGAATCATCGGTCATGATTTGCTCGATGATGGTATCGAGGTCCTGCGTATAGTCTTTGGAAATCGTATAGCTTTCTGCTTTGGCAAAGACCTGCTTCGTGATACAGGTGATTACCGCGTCCAGGAACTTGTCAGGGTCCGGAATCTCGATTTCATACATCATGTTATCGCGGATATTCCAGACAACACCCTGCTTTAACCCGGTAGCCAGCATATAACATGCACATTGCAGGAAATGCTTGTGCGCGAGCGAAGATACGAATTTCAGCAGATAGACCTTGTTGTCCTTCACGACATCCGCCATGCCGCTGATAACAAGTTTCTTCTTCGCCTTGGTATCTACCACGGCAGTCAACTCACAACGTTCCTGTACGGACTCGTCGGGAGTGAACACCATAGACAAGCGCTTGTTCAGGTCGGTTTCCTGCGCTCTCGTAATAAAGGGCAACTCAACCTGTTTCACATACCGGTCCTGACTCGTCATCAGCATCGTCAGGAACAGGACTTTCTCCTCTACGGATTTCCAGCTGGAAGGCAGCGCTACCTTCTTGTCGTTATGCAGGTACATGTAGAAGGCAATCGCACTGTCGATATCGTAATAATCGAAGAAGTTCGCCTGCTGGTAGATGCCGATGCAGGGAGCCAAATCAATCATCGCATCCGAATGCTTGATTTCGATTTCATGTACATCTTTATGGAAGACCGGCGTCGTATTGATAAGCTGGTAGCAGTGCTCTACATCCTCATCGAACTTGAAATCGAACATTTCAGAGATATCGAACTTTGTATTGAACTCCTGATTCATCTTGACGGGAGTCATCAGGGTCTTATCGCTGACCAGCCCAAATCTGTCCTCTTTTTTCGGAGGCTCTACAAAGATGACCTCATCCTTACCGCGACTCGCCGCAACGCAGAAAAGGTTTCTCAGAATCTCATACCGCGCCATAGGCTGAAATACACGGGAGCACCAGTAGGATTCCGTGAAATCAAAGACAACGCAGATAGGGCGCTCCATACCTTTACTGCCGTCAAAGGTCGTAAAGATACCGACATCTGCGCCGGGTGCTACATGCTTTTCGCCGTCCGGTTCCTTGATGCTGGCATATACATGGTTCTTGTCATAGAGGTTGCCGGGTCTTGCTTCCAGTTCATTCAGAACCTTTACCATAGACCCCGTTCTGGCACCGAGACACAGGACATCCTTCGGGTTCTTGGTATCCAGATAGTCTACCACCTGTTCACGGGACATGGTCGATACCTTACAGTTCTTGTTCACGCCGTTGATATCCTTGCCCCAGATATTTCCGAGCCGCTGTGCGAGGTCATGGGACAGGCGGAAACATTGCGTGAAGTTGACCTGCGTGTGCTTGCCTAAGAACTTATGGATGAACGACCAGATATCCAGCGAAGTCTGGTCATAGATTTTTTGCTTCATGTCCCCGACTGCGATGATTTGAAGACCGGGGTTCGATTCCTTGATGTATTCGAGCATCTTCGAGATTTCCTCGTTGATGTCCTGATACTCGTCGATGATAAGCACATCAAATTGCCCGACAGGAACGCGCTTCTTCAAGACCATTCCAATCTGCTCGCCCTGTCCGACATTTTTGATGCCGCGCCGGTACAGGATTTTCGAGGCAAATCCATGATAGTTCTGGACCGTGACATTATCGTTCAGAATCTTTTCCTGTGCATCGAGTTTCAAAAGCCGGTTATAAGTCAGGTACAGAATTTCCTTAGAGGAATCATACTCGTTGCACAAAACATTGATGGTGGACGTCTTACCGCTTCCGATACAGGCATCGCACAACACGTTTTTCCCGTCAAGCGCCAGCCGTACAAGGTCCTGCTGTTCGCTGGACAAGTCATTGAGCGTCATTGTAATCCCTCCGAATACTAGAATGGCAGGCAACAAAAAGACCCTGACAGCTATCACAACAGCCATCAGGGTACATTTTTTAGTCTATAATTTAGATTGTATGCAGTTCGCACAAATGTGCAAGGGGCTGTTGATAAAAATCGCTGTTTGTATATTTTATTTCATCTTCTGACCGTCAGCAGAAAGGGGTTAGATGAGCATGGGTGATGTAGTGTCCCTATACCAACTCGATACATTCCGCCTCAACACGGTGCCATTTATCGGTGCTTGCATCATATTCCAGCACATCTTTTCCGACCATTTCCCCGTTTTCGATATACTCTAAAATATGTCGGACCCGCATTTGCGGATTATCGTTCCTCGCGTGCCACAACGCGATATCCTTGTTGTCGATGACAAACGCTGGCTTATAGCTGACAAAGGGGCTACCGAGAGGCTGTGTTTGCCGACTTGCCTCGTAGTACGATTTTACATAGCCGTCACGGGAAGTATTGCGAATAGCGCGAGCGCCTTCTTTGTCGCCTTGCTCGTCCAAGGCTTGTGCAATTTCGTCCACACACCGGTAAAAATGCGTGAGGTCTTGACTGTTTTTGGCAAAAATCAGTTTTCTGATTAACCGCACTGCGTCTTGCTGCGTCACAAACCGCTCCTCTCACTTCTCAGTCGAAACCAAGAAGATTTTCTTGGAGAAAGTCCCCTTCTCTGCTGCCTTCTGGCTCCGTACCTGTTCAATTTCTCGTTTGGAAACAGCGCAAGTCTTGCCCATAGCGTACAGTACCTCCATCACATCTGCCATTTCTTCCGCGCAGTCAAGAGCACTCCGCTCCTTGGCAGTGTAAGCTTCCAGCAGTTCGGCGACCTCTTCCTGCAGTTTGTTCATCAGAGCGTCCTCGTACTCTTTGTCGGACAGCGTGCGCGTCACACAGGTTTCCCCGTTCTTCTCAATGATAGCCGGGATATTATCCCGAACCAGCTTTTGGTACATCATAGTTTTACGCTCCTTCCAATCTACAGTGCCGCAGCGGTATGCGCAGCTCACGACAGGTGTTTTCGATTTCTCGTTCGTTTTCGGCTCCATCAAACACTACACATCCTTTTTGCTGCTATTTGACGAGGTATGTGGGCAAATCATCATTTGCAACAGGTATGAAAATGTATCCGCGTTCACTGGCGTACATAGCCGCCAAAGCAGCCATCTTCTTACCAGATTCTGCTGCAATGACGACCTTTTCCCGTTTTGCCAGCATTCTGTCGAGGTATTCCGACATTTGATTGCGGCACTTCATCATCGACAAGGGTGTCCCGTCTAGCCAACAGAAGAACCAACCCTTTTCACAGATTTTATCTTCACACTCTTGGCATTTCAGGTATACGACATTTCCGTCCGTGTAGGGACAATAATTTCCCATGCTCAAACCTTTTTGAAGTATTTCTCAACATATTCATCCGGCAGTGTAATGTGCATCTTATCCGGACCTGAAAGTTCCTTGAAGCTCTGCTCGCCGCCGCACCATTCTAATCGCCAGATGGTCCCGCGCTTTACCCGATATGGAATTTTCTTGCCATCTTGACCGATGGCATCAAGCCATACATCGAACGGCTTGACGCATTTGTAGTTGGTATTGTACATACTGACCCCTCACTTTTTGGGCAGTACCCAAATCTCAATGTTCACATTCCAAGCGTTGGCGGCTTCCTCGATAAGGTTCAGCACTGTCACCCAGTTTCCGCCTGCCAACCCGCAGCCGAGACCGTAAGGGACGCGGAAAGTTGCATTAGGATGTTCTTTCATTGCTCTGAAAAGAGCCGTCCCCAGCGCCGCGTAGTTCGTTTGACGCTTATCTCTGCCGAAACTCAATTGCCCGAACAGGTTAGCAACATACAGCTGCGGGGCGACCTGAACCACCTGAAAGTCACCGAGTTTCTTTGGACTGCAAACTTTCACATATTCGTCGAACACGACGGGCCACTTATCCCGAATCTGTCTGGCAAGACCCGCACCCATTGCGGCACGACAGTTCACCTGATGGCAGATGATAGTATTCTCGTTACGAGTCGGCGGTGTTAAGATATTGCCCTCAATAAGTTTGACGCTCATATTCATTCACCAATGTCTAAGATTTCGTATTTTCTCGCTGCGAACCCCAGCAACTCATTGTAGATGCGGGTAGCGATTTCCAAAAACTCGGTATCGCAGATTTCTTTTCTGCGCAGGAAACGGTTGTCCTTCTGCATTTCCGCAGCGGTATTTGTTACGATAGCCCAGATGCAGCTGTTGATGACAACGGGCGGCACAATGTCGTCTGCCCAATTCTCAACCGCATATTCGCTGACCGCATATTGCGTGTCATAAACCCCATCGTTAAGTTTCGCGCTATAAAACTTTGCCTGTCTCTCACCCATGATGGAGTTTATGATGCTCCGGGCAGTCGCGATATCTTTGCCCTCCACATTGCAGATTTCAGGACCAAAGAAGCCTTTCGTCTTGTTGCTGAGAATGACAAGCTGCATCGCCAATGCCGTGGCGCACCGGGAAAATTTCTTGGCATAAGTATCCGGTATTTCAACAGGAATATATTCAGCCGCAGGACCCTGCAGATAGTATTTCTGTGTATCTTTTTTGTCGTGCGAATTCTCGAACAGAATCGAGGGTAACGCCACCATAATTGCTTCATTTACATTTGCTTTAACAGTTCGTAAAACTGCGATATTTGCCAGCATTCTTTTACCCTCCTCGCTTTTTACTGAGCCTGATACTTGGCGATAATTCGTCTTGCTTCCCTTTTCGGTACGCCGAACAGAGATACAGCAATTCGACTCAGTTTATCCTTCTGTGTGGGGTCTGTCAGGACCACGATGCGATGCATATCATGGATGTCAGTAGCAACAACCACCTGAGCATACCCGATTTTATCCTCATCGAACAGCCGTTTTAATTCTTTTGCAAACTCTGCTCTGCTAAGTTTGAGCATATAATCACTGCTAATGAACATGTCGAGTGGGAAAATATGCTCGTTATCGAACTCCGTCGGATGCGCATTTGCAAGGTCAAGTTCCGGGCGGAACAGGGCTTTATCATGTACCAAGCCATAAATAATGCCGGCCGCTTCTCCGCTTTTACAATCAATTACAAATTGCCCTCGCTGTGCATCAGCCATAAGTTGTCCCCTTCGCCAGTTTTTCGTATATGTTTTGTGTGTATGTGGTATCTTCGTCTTTGTGTATGAGTACGACATTTGCCATGCTGGTATAATAGCTGGCGTCACTGTTACTTTCTACGGTAAATTTTATGTTCTGCCCGTTATCGATTACCTCGTAGCTGATGAGTTTACCCGTGACCCACTGATTATTGTACCGGAAGTATATGTAGTTGTATTCCGTGGCGGCTGTCTCGGGCGTCATGTTTATATCCGAACCAGCCGTCTCAGTAGTCTCTGGGGTTGCCATATGAATGATTTGCGCAGGCAGGTCCTTGATGCCGTCAATCGTCTTATCCGCCACTTCACTGCATCCCTCGAACGCCACAGAAATGGCTGCGATAGCCAAAAGAAAGAGTGCTTTGTGGATGAACGAGAGAAATCGCTTCATGGAAACGCCTCTGAAATATCTTCGATGATACGGAATGTTTTGCTTGTTTTGATACTTGCATTATACCATGAAGTTGTATTGAATACAACGATGAACGCTATATGTTCACGGATTAGATACATTTTTAGCAAAGCAAAAAACGCCCGCAAAAAGAAAAGACCCGCCTGTTAGCCGCAGGCAGGTCTTTCTTCGCAGTGAGCGTTTAAGGTTGGCTCAGGACCCTATTCGTCTCTACCGAAGCAACGTCATCAACGCTGTTCAGTATGTTTTATTGTATGCCAGTCGCACGGGTCGTCAACTATGTTTTGCAGCTACACAGCAAAAAGGCGTCTCACCCGCTGATGCAGGCAAAACTCCTAATTGGCTCAGCTTAATCTTCGAGGTCGAAGCTATACCCTTTCTTGTCCATTGTCACGAAGCCATTGCGGGTCTGACATATGCTGTCACCGAAATAAGCTTCGAGGGTCATGCCGGTGTCCTCGCCATCCAGCCACTGCGGGCGCATATAGGCCGCAAGGTCATACAATACGCCGACAGCGTAGGCAATCAGTTCATCGCTGTTCATCGCTTCGTTGACCGCATCGTCATTGGCCTCGACAGGAATGCCGATGGAAGCGGTAATGGTATCTGGTGTGTTGTCGTCTAAGTGACGAGTAGCGGTGAGCTCAAATTTCAGGATGTTAGTTTCCATAATATGTTCTCCTCGTATAATAAGTTTCAAAGTTAATAATTTCAGGTATCAGCAGGCTTTGAGGTGCCCGTGATACAATAGCTGTAGGACAGCAGGGTCAACAAAGCTACAAAATGATACATGCGAAAGGAGTCGCTATATGTTCTCTGTCAAGCTGAACGCCCCTGTCCTGCTTCGCAAGCAGCTGCTGGTGATTGCCAAGGCATTGCATGTTGATGAGAAGGTCCTTGACGATTTTCTATCCGTTTCGGCTTTCTATGGCGTTAAAGATGGCAAAGGAACAATTGTCCCTATAAAGAAAACGGATACCGTTGTCCATATCGATTATAAGGCATATGATAGCTACTATTTTGTTGTCGAAGCTATCCTGCAATACGCCAAAGATATCGATGCTTCTGTTACCGTTCCTGTCATCACCGAAATCGAACTCGGTACAGATGTTTTCAAGAAGATGGCTCCTGACCAGCTTTCAGATATTGTATATCTGGCAAAACTGCTCCGCGACAGCAACGGCCGCATTCCAAGGCTAAAAGAGTTGAATGCGCCGTACATTCTTGTTGCCAGCGAGTGCGCACACCTGTGCAAAAAGGTGGAGTGCCTTGAAGACAACGCACACATGCCGTCCCCCTCCAAAGACTTAGACGGACATGTATATGCTTCCTTGCATGATATCGGGTATTCGATTCTTGACGGCTGGCTGAACAAGAAGGATTCAGTTTTCGAGAGTGACGGCAAAAACAATTCCGGGTATGACCCTGATAAATTGGCGGCGCTCGTCAAGAAAGCTATCGGCACGCGGACACAGGAGCAGTTCTCCCAGACATCTCACCTTGGTCGCGTATATGTGAACCGTCTTGCAAACGGCAAAACGCAGTCTCAGCCTACAGAGGTTACCTTGAAGAAAATCGCCAAGGCAACGGATGCCGTGACGGAAAACGAGCTTCGTCAGGCATGCGGTTATGAGCCGCTTCCGGGTGAGGATGTCGTGGAGTCTCAGAAACGCATCGAAACCGTGGACGACTACACATGGATTCACGAGAATGTGAATTATTTCCTCGAATTCCTGAAAGCGCAGATTCCGATGGCGTTGCCGCTGTATAATCTCGTCATCCTCGAGAATCAGTACATGAGCATCCACAAGGACGGCTATGACCTTTTCGGTATTCATCGTTGCTCAACTCCCGTCGAGTATTCAGAGGATGGTGCTGTTGCGAATGTCATTTACCCCGTTACTTTCGATTTGACAAATTTTCAGCGTGGCATCCGCCTTTCTGTGGCCGTCGGGCTCTTGGGTCATTACAGCAAAAACAATGAGCTGTACATTACCGACTACATCACCGATGTCGATGCACTGTACAAGTATGCACCCTTCTTGCGCAAGGCTATCGACAAAGTAGGAGAGAATTTCAGCGAAAGCGGTGTAGATATTAAAGACTTCCCGGTATTCTACTATACCATAAACCTGAAGAAGGCATTTACGGCAAAGCATGTCTTTGCGAAAATGGAGAAGTTCCTGACCAGTCTTGTGAAAGTTCGTGTGGATGCACTCGGATTCTATGCTGACAACCTGAGCGACGAGACCTTCATCAAGTTCCTTAAAAACCATAAGAAGGTCATGACGAACGAGTACGCCGACAACGAAATCAAGGATTTCTACGAGAATGTTGTTGTACGGCATGGCGACATCGAGGACTTCTTTGCGGAGAACTCGGACTATAACAGTAAAGCCGCTATCGTCGCCTATGTCATCCAGAATGAGGCTTCGGACGATACCCCCCGCCGTCTGGTAGACGGATTCACCTTTGACGATGACGACAAGGAAGATAGACCCTGTGTTGCCGCCTCGAAGCGGAAAATCGAAGCATGGCAGAAAGAGCATCCCGGTAATGGCTTTAACCTGAAAGTGTTCTCTGACACTCTGAAAAAGTATGCCAATGAGTTGGGCTTAGAGTTCGGTGACATGTACTACTATCTGGTTGTCGAGGATGACAAGGCTGACGAGATGGGCGTTCGCGTCTAATACTTAACCTATAGCCTCTGACTATCCCAGACAAAAAATAATGCTGCTACCCGTTAGCTGGGCGGCAGCATTTTTGTTTTCCGTTCTGAACATGCATTATCCCGCACTGGCATCCGCACCGGGGGCCTTTCTGCTGGGGTTCCGGTGTGTACCCTGCTGGCTGGCGGCAGGCGGCAAGTAGTGCCGGTGCTCTGTGGGCCCTGCGGAAATTCGGGCAAAAAGAAAACGAGAACTGCGCCAGTAGCGGAGTCCTCGCAAAAGATAATTCTTTTTGATTACATCGTAAGTATACCTCGAGCCGCACAGATGTGCAAGATGTCATTTGCGATTCTTTTTGGCGGGTTTCTTGCATCCTAAGCGCATCGCCTTGCAGTAGATGGCAGCGGCTGGGCGGTTCAGGGTTTTCTGCAGAGATTCACTTGCACCTTCCTCGGGAAAGCGTTCCCGGAGCACCTTCTCCTCATCAGCTGTCCAAGTCGAGCGCTTCTGGTACACAAGGCCCATGATGCTCGTATGGTTCAAAACAGAAGCACGGCTGCGGTTGAGGTCTTTCAGAAGACTCTCGCTTGCACCTTCCCAAGGATACCTCTCAATGAGAATATCCTCCTCTTCCTTGGTCCACCGGCGTCTATTTTCGTATCGGAGCCCCAATGCGTTAGCCTTGATACCGATGAGATAGGCACTGCGCTGAAACAGTTGCATCAGTTCCTGGCTTGCTCCCTCTTTCGGGTATCGTTCAGCCAGAATCTTCAACTCCTCCTCGGTCCAATAATGCCGAGTGCCTTTTATGCCGAGCAGACGAGCCTTTCTGTTAATGGTCGCGGCGCTTCTGCAGAGCAGTTTCTGGATGTCTTTGCTGGCACCCTCGTTCGGATACCGCTCTCTCAGAATTTCGATGTCTTCGTCAGTAAATCTCTTTCGTTTCACATTGCGAAGCCCAACTTGCTGAGCCTTGAAGTGAATCGCCTGCTTCGTGCGGTTCAAGGTCTTTACGAGCGCATCACTCGCGCCTTCCTTCGGATACCGCTGCTTCATAATCGCTAATTCTTCTGCTGTCCAGGGTTTTGCCATGGTTTTGCACCTCTTTCGTTCGTTGGCAACAAAAAAAGAGCAGACGCACCACTGGGGTGTATCTGCTCTTCTTCGTCAGAATGTGAATTGTACGGAAGTTTTTATTTTGCTGCTATCTATCGTACAATTATCAGTGTACGCCATTCGCACAGCCTGGCAAGAGGAAACTGTGCTCAAAACGAAACGGCGATGGCTGCGCTGCAATGTTTAGTCGTCGTATATCGGTATGCCGATATAGTGCGGGCGTACCCATTTTTTTGAGCGTGGCGAAGAAAACTCTCAGCATTGTGTACGAGCCGTTAGTCTTGTCCATTTTGCGCCCTTGCACATTTTTCCAACGAGTTTCTGCTGAAATCCGCACTTTTTCCAGCGAGTTTTTGGTTGAACCCTATGTTTTTCTGTGGATGAGCCTATTGAGAGAAATTTTCCGCACCACTTTTTTAAAAAATCGCATGTCGTTGACACAACCCAGGCAAGGGCAAACTGTGTTCAGAACGAAAATAGCGAGACCCACGCTTTGTGCGCATCTTGTGTATGGATTGCAACAAGCCGATGCAACCCCAATAATAGCAAACTCCGGGAGCAATACAGCCCCCGGAGCTTATTTGATGTCACCTTTTAAAAAAGATTATTTAGATTGTGCGGCAGACACCTTGAACAAAACCAGCCTGTCGGAACAATGCATCGGAACAATGTCGATTTGGTTTTGATATTGTTCCGCATATCGTTCCGAGCCTATCCCCCACAAACAAAAAAGCCCTGCACACACCAAAGCAGCATGTGCAGGGTCATTCTTTTATCCGAGAGGCCTCTCCAACACTTCAAGGATGTAGGTGAAGAAATAGAACGCGAGGTTTCCGATTTTATCGGAGTCGTGCTCGACATTTGCCATGATACGGCTCAAAGACCCGTTTTTCAGGGACTTCATGGCAGCATAGACGAGCAGATAGATGTTTACATAGGTCATCTGCTCCTTGGGCTTGTAGCCCTCGAACGCTTTCAGCTGGCACTCTCTGGAAATCTTCTGAGACAGCGAATACCAGCTGCGCAGATAAAACTGTCCTCCCTCTTGGTTCATCTCCTGCTGTACTCGGACCTGATATTTCGGATAGTTGTTGTTGACGACCTCGGCGAACTCCGTATCCTTGAACTTATTCTGGTGGTAGTACAGCCACAGAGTCGAGTTTGCCAAGTCCATGCACGCCGCAGCCAGAAGCTGCGCCTTGTCATCTTCCAGCGGCACAGTATGCGTCACGGACTCCTCTAAAGACTTGCCGTTGAACAAGTCCACATGCTTATAGGAATCCTTGCCGGCCTTTACTGTCGTATCGATGAATTCCTTGAAATCCTCGACCAGTGCCACATACGCCTGATACTGAATGTCCTCGGTAGAATCCTGGGTATCTTCAACGAAATTTTGCTCGTTCATAGTCTTTCCTTTCTCTGCTCGGCAGTCGTTTTCAGCGGCAATACCGCTTGCCTGTATACTTCATGGTACGCAATTCGCACGAATGGGCAACAATTTTTGCGAAATAAAAAGGCAGGCTCCGGAAAGAACCTGCCTATCGCATTAAAGATTAAAGATGCCCAGCCAGCGCCGAAACTTGATGCCGAACAATTCCTGTGCCTGCTCGTAGTTCATGATAAGCTGGTTGCCGCCAGAAATCTCTGCTTCGAGGGAGTTCGGCAGCTCGTCTGCAATGTATTTCAGTTCGTACCAGGGTCCATCCTGCGGGTAGGTATAAATGAGCCGGTTCTGCTTCTTATCCACCCGGAACTTGCTCGGGTCAGCCTGCCATGCAAGTTCTATTTTCTCAATCGCAGCACGACCAATGCTCTCATCACCCATGTAGTCGTTGTAATACAGGATACGCACATAGTCCGGCAAATCGATTCCGCAAGCCTCGAAGATATCTGCAATGACACTGGACGAAGCGTGGAAGATATCTGGGAAGTATTCTTTGCCATTCGCATTTTCACGCATTTCCGTCGTCATCTCATCGATGCTAACAAGCATTCGGCGGACATACTCCCCATAGAACGCGGTAGTCAGCTCCGACATACTCTCATTCACACGCTTCGAGTTTTTGGCACCGCGCTCGTTGTCGATTTTAGCACCGATTCGACAGATGATAGCGCGTTTCGAGAGGTCTTTCGTCAACGAAGTGATTTTATTGGATGTGATAGATACAGCAGGATAGTTCACGAGCCTATCAGAGATTCCCCATTCATCGTTCTTGATTACCCGTTCTGAATGGTTCTGGAACTGGGTCTTGGCGAGGTCGTCGATGTTCAGCGGCAGTCCCTCACATACTCGTTTGAGGCCGTCTATTCTTGTGGCTGTGAAATCCTCCGTTGTGTTCATCTTGACGGTCTCACCGCACATGAGTTTGACAAGGAACTTGATAAAGGTCGTCTTGCCGCCATTTGAGTCGCCGTATATAACGCCATACATCGGGAACAGTTTGGTGTCGTAATTGTTCCTTGAGGCAAAATACCGCAGATACGCCATGAACGGGGTAGCCAGATACCATGTCATATACTTGAAGTAGTCCTTCTTTGCCTGTTCGACATCGCCGTAAAAGTAGTCCATGCCTGAGAAGAACTTCTGGATGCTCTTGATGTTCTTGGCTACCTCGCTGAGATTCGGGTTGAGGTCGATATCTTCATCGTTGAAGGTCATAGTCCCGGCATCATAGTCGATATGCAGTTTCGGAAGCTGCTTAACTGCCTCAGCCGCCACACGCCGAACCTCGGTATACCGTTTCGTAAAAACGCGCATCGGTTCCGCTGCCACCACAATACGATTCGCCTGTACCGGCATCTTAGGTATAATTGGCTTGACGAGTTCCTGCATCTTCTTGACATCAGCGGCTATCTCGTATTCTACTTCATCCTCAGGTTGCGCTTGTTCCAAAAAGATGAGCTTCTGCTTTTCGATGGATTGGAAAACAGGCACTTCTTTGATGTTTTCTTTCAGATAATCTTCCTGATTCATAGTGCTCACGACTGCCTTATACGAAACGTTGTCGGAACAGGTCTCCTTGAAGGTCTCGAACAGAACCTTGTAATGCGAAAATGCCGCCTCATCATCAAAGCAGACGATATTCTCTCGCTGGATGCCGCAAAACGCCGATGCCGACATATTCGCACTGCCGGTGATGACTCGGACCCGCTTATGGTCAGCGCTCTCCAAGAGAAAGATTTTCTCGTGCGATTTCGTGTCCCGCGATACATACAGCTGCAAAGACCCGTCATCGAGCCGGTTCGCAAGGCTTCCTGCCGACTTAGACTTTGCGAGCCGCTGCACGCTGTCGATTTGCACCGACATAATGGCAGCGATGTCGTTGGCGATGATTTTCTCGCATCCGAACACGACTTCCGCATACGAGAACTTGTTGATGACCTTATTCACGAACTCGATACCGGACGAAAAAGTGATAGCATAGAGTCTGTCGAATCCGTCAAACAACTCTTCCCAATTCGTTTCGACCGTATCAGCATATATCACCTTCACAACACTCAGCGCCTGCGTGGAGATGCTCGCCTTTGCCTTCGTGGTATTGTTCGCCACGAGTTTGAAGGGCTTATCCGTCTGCCCATCACTGTCCCCCGTATCCTCGCCGGGGTCCAAGAGTTCTTCCGGGCCTTCCTCGGTGTATTCGGGGCTTTCCGATGCCATCATGTCCATTAGCGACATCTGATTTTCCAAGTCGGTTGCTTTCCTTCGTGCCATTTTGTGTCTATCCTTCCTAAACAGATTTGTGTCATTTCTTTTGGTCGGGTATATAAGCGAGCAGTTACTTTTTCAGCAACTAATCATTCATTCATGTTTTTTTGCTTTTTCGGTTAAATCTGATTTTAGGTATTCCTAGTTTCATTCTACCACTTATGCTGTCCCATTGTCCGGACTTTAAACTACTCGGCGCAAGTTTTATTCGCCTCAGCCGGATTTCATTCGTCTTTTCTTGTATTCTCTTCGCGTTTCGTTTAATTTCGTGCTGATTTACAAAAGCAGCCCCATTTATTATAAATACATCCTTGCATCGCTCTTTTTGTTCTCCAATTCCCATTGTATGCAATTCGCACGGCTGTGCAACTGCCCGTACAATATCAAACTGCTGGAAATCATGCCTTATAATATCAAAGTGCTGGTAAAATCAGCTTGCTTTGCTTCCGAATCGCTATATACACAAAGCAAAAAGCCGTCCACCCGAAAAGGTGAACGGCGTATACTTTTACAGAGGATTATGCCTACGTTGCTTCTGCTTTCTTTCCGTTGTACAAGGCGGCGACCATATCGACCGCCTCATCCATCGAGCGACACTGGTAGCTGACGACTGTGCCGTTTCCGACCAGCATGTTACCGCTGCGCCAAAACGCCTTCGAGTCCGTTGTGTAAATGATGCTGCTTTCTACACGAAGCTCCACACCGCTGTTCGTCATGACCGTTTGCATAGTGTACCTCCTAAAATCGTCTTCCGCCGTACAGCCCCACGACCGTACCCAGTGCTTCTTCTTTCGACTGACAGTTGTAGCTGATGATTTTCCCGCTGCAGGTCAGCATCCTGCCGCAGAGGTTGTAGGTCTTGCCGTCCGATGCAATCAGGAGATTGCCGCAGCAATTCACCGTCACGCCTGATTTCGTGTACACTACCATGTCCTCACCGCCTTTACTGGTTTTGTTTGTTTTGTGCTGTTTCCCTTTAGCCCGCCGTACTTTGCCAAGACGAGGCACAGGGCGTCTCGAATAGTCTCGGCATGCCCATAGACATGCCCATCGTCACCAATGACTTTTGCCCCTTGCAGCCAGTAGGATGTATCGTCCGAGGCAAAGACCGTGTTGCCATTGAGGACCAGCGTTACGCCTGATGCAGTTTCGATTTTTGCTATGCTCATATTCGTTTTGCCGCTTTCCTGTGCCGTTTTTCTTTTTTGTTAGGTTCAGCCGAAATCAACACTATGCCGCCCGGCGTATATGCCATTGCCGTAGGCTTTTTTCGCAGCTTCTCGTGAATAAAGTGGCATAGCCCTGTTTTCCTCCTTTCAATTTGTTGGGTATTTATCGTCCATGAGCAGCATACCAAGCATAGAAACCATCGTATTGTTCACGTCCCGGTCTGCCTTCGCTTAGACTTGCAGGAGCGGATAGATGACTGTGCCGTCCCGCGTTTAAGCCGTTACCGTAGGCTTTTTTCACTGCTTCTTTGAGTTCTTCAGAAAATTCCTGCTCTTCTCTTTCGTTTTCTCGAAAGGCTTCTGCAAACGCTTTGTATAAGTCATATGTTTCTTTTGCAGGATTGAACGGTGCGGTTCTGTAATATTCTGTTATGAACCACTTCTTACCGTCGATGCTGGTTAGATAAAATCTGGTATTTGGAATCGGAATACTTCCCATCATAATCATTCACACATCAACCATTCGTTTAATTCATGGAGAATTTCATCCCCATCTCGAAAACCACCGGACCCGTGATATTGGTTCTGTTCCCGCTCATCCTCCAACGTTTTTACCGTGGCGAGCAGCTTATCTTCTCTGCCTTCCGCTTCGCCTTTAGCAAAAGCCGCTTTCTTAGCTTCGTCAATGCGTTGGTATCTGTTCTTTCGTTCCTTTTCGATATAAAGCAGGCCATTGGCTACTGCATCAAGAAACTCCTGCATCTCGGATTCCGGGATGGATTCTTGGCTTTTTCTGCTTTTGGATATACAGCAATAACCGTTATCGTCGTAATGGATAAAATAGGGAGAGTTCGGGACCTGTTGTACTCGCATAGTGCTATCCCACCTTCCGTTCTGAAAGACGATTTGCCGGGACTGTTTCCCGTTGTCCGCTGCTCGCCGCGTGGAGGCTGTCTTTTTGAGCAGCTGCGCGGACAAAACCGCGCTTTTGAGTTACATCTCTGCATTGAACAGATTGCGGAGCTTATAGGTAATATCCTCGCTGTTGCCAACGATAGCTGCCGCCTCGTTGATGGAAGCGAGCTCCGAAAGACTATCCGCTGCATAGTTGTAGCTGATGGTATAAATCGGGATATCCATACCGGCAATGATGTTCTTCGTATCGGAGAAGTCATAACCGGTATTGTTGTCACCATCCGTGAGCACAAAGATGATGGGCGTGCAATTCCCTCCCAGTTCCTGAGATTTTTTGTAGATGCGGTCCATCGCAACGCAAAGACCGTTGTACATTGCGGTGCTGCCGTTCGCGTCGAGGGAGTTCACGGCACCCTTGTACAGGGTTTTCTGGGTCAGGGAGAACTGGTCGATGGGCAGGTATTCCCTGACATCCGAATCAAAGCCAATAATGCCAATATAGTTGTCGTCATTGATATACTGGATGGTGTTTATCATCGCGGTTTTCAGGGCATTCAGGGGTTCGCCGCGCATCGAGCCGGAAGTATCGACAACGAACTCTGCCACGATAGGAATACCGGAATCTTTCTCTTCCTTCCAGACACTTTGAGCCTGTGCGATGGTGTTGCCGTCGTATACTTTGCCGGTATAAGCATAGTCATCAAGGCCATTGAATCCGTCCTTCGTCGCCTCTGCCTGGTTCTGAGCGCAGAAGGAAACGAAAGCAGCAATCACTTCCTTCTTCTCAGCGGAGACATTCCCGATGGAATACAGAGGGTTATCGTGCCGGACACCGAACGGGATGAACTCGTAGTTGCGCTGCAAGGTCGGGTCATTCTGATAAGACTGATACTCCATCACAACGCCGTCCACGATACCCTTGTCCGCCGACTGGACCATCTGCTGGGTCGTGAAGGATACGAGCGGAACATTCGCCTGGAATCTCTGGAAATTCTCAACAGCAGCCGTATCGACAATCGTGTCGCTGCCGCTGCTTGCAAGGGCCGCAAGAAGGAAGTTGAGACCCGTTGCACTCGTATAGGGGTTCGAGTATCCCATCATGAGTTTGCCATCGATGGTTGCGTTCAGAACGGAAGAAACAGACGCTTCACCGTATTCAGAGCAAAGCATATCCCCTGTTTTCTTTGATACGAGAATACCCGCCACATTGCCGGTCAGACGGTCAGCCTCGACGGTCAACTCTATGCCCTCGTTTTTCACCAACTCGCCAAAGAGCGTGTTTGAAGGGGTATAGCACTCAGGCTGATACTTTCCCGTTGAGATGTATTCAGCCGCTGTGCCGGACGGAACGGAGCGCAGGGATACGCTCATAGTCTTGTCTCCGGAAGTCTTATTGTGCTGGGCGTTGAACTTCTTTGCCATGCTGGTCAGGAAAGAATCAGAGCCGGATTCTGCTGCTTTCTCGCCCGAAGAGAAGATTTCAATGTTGACATCACCGTTCCCCTCTACCACAAACGGGTAGGAGGAGTCGATATCCGGTAACTCATCTTTCGCGTCCAAAAACTCCGATACATCAAGCTGTTGCGGGTTGACGGATACTTCCTGTACACCGATGCGTTTCATCTTACCGCTCAAATCCGCATACGCCTGCTCCGTTGTCATAGTATTGGTGCTGATATTCGAGTCCCGCATCACCGTCTGGGAGAACACCGCCAATACCACGCCGATGACCGCTAAGGTCGCTACTATCGGGAACACACCTTTTCTTGTCATGGTCAATTACCTCGATTCAAAGTATCATATCGTTTCAAAGCCTCGCGGCTGATTTCCTCGTCCTGTTCAAGGTCTTGATTCGTCTTAGTGATGACATCATCGAGTCTTGACATTGCCAGGACCACATCGGTATCCCACGGATTCTGTGCTGAACGCTGATTGAGTGCGTAGGCAAGAGAATCTAAGCGCAGGATAAGACGCTCATTATCATGGACCACATTGTTTATCGTCTTGATGATACCGGCGTATATCTCCTGCTTCTTTTTAGCGGTATCGGTATCTCCGAACGAGATAATGCCTTTCTGGAAAGCTTTGTATTCTGTCTCATCGAACATCGATGCCGAGCGGATAGCGTCATCCAGCCGGTCATAGAATATTCGTTCTGCCGATGCCAACAGCGTTAGGCACTTCGCCTGCTCTCCGGAAGTCTTGCTGTCCTGCGTCATGCTGTAGGCTACCGCCATCTTTTGTCCGAACCGCTTGACCTGATACAGCATCTGGTCGGCTTGGTCTGAGAACACTGCTTTCGTTTTTACGGTCGCGTTAATTTTCTCCGCATAGACTTCTTCTCGGTTCATGGGCTTATCCTGCGCAGGCTTTTCCGATTCCCGCCGCTTCTCCCTGTACCGGAATACAAAGTACACGCACAGGAGCAGGAACAGGACCGGTGCCGCGTATTTTGCAAGAAGTACAAAGAACAGCGGTGCGCCGTGCATATACTCAATCGCGTAGTAGGTATGAATATACGCTTCGACCATATACACGGCAGCTGCTGCTACGATAAGTACGCATATACAAAACATCTCTGCCCATCACCCTTTCCTTCTCAGGCAATCCTCGCACACGGTTCGGAAACAATCCGCAGACGGTCTTTCATGTTTCGGAAGCGGCTTTACCGCCTGAATATGAAGTTTCGCTCCCTGTTCCTGGGTCCTGCCGCAGACAACGCACCGGAACCTGTCACGCTGCAAGACCTCATACTTGATTTGCGAGGATGCCTGCCTCCGCTCGTTTTCCCGCTGCTGGCGTTCCCGTTCGTGCGCTTTAGCGAGTCTTACGAATTCCTTAGCTTCTTCTATTGAATAGGTCTTAGACTCCTCTATGGCTTTGCCTTTATGCGGGACATACTGCTTCACGGCAATAAAGGTCGTCTCGGTCACAGGAGTGCCGAACACCGCTGCATTGACCAGCTTCTTCTCATAGTGCTTGTACAGCCAGAAAGGGATTCTTCTCCCGCAATCATCGTCCTTCTCTGTCCAGTTGGGGATGCTTTTGAGTTCTTCCTTATATGCCGCAAACTGAATCACATTCGACTGCGCCCATCCGAAAACCTCTTCAAACTGGGGAATCTTTTTCCGAACAGTGCTCATGAACAGCTTATCGAGGGAAGTGCCCTTATACTCTTCAAGGGATTCGAGCGGGTATTCAAGGCGGATTTCTTCGTCCACATCATAGAACTCATATCCCTGATTGACCTCCTCAACACCCGCCAAAATCTCGCTGGTATTGCGCACATCCTTCTTGGCAGCAGAAACGATGAACAGCCATATACCGACCAAAACAGCCAATGCGACGACAACCGCCACGGCAATCGTTACCGGTGACATTACTGCTATCTGGTCCTCTACCCAAAATGAAAACTCTTCCGGCATATCAATCAGCCAGTCTATGAAATTCATCGGTTTACCGTACATCGATGATTCCTCCATAATTCCAGACGGCGTCTGGAAAATCTCTTTCTAATAATTTCTGTGCGGACAATACCGCTATGACTGCCCTTGATTTTCATTATCTGCAATTCGCACAAATCGGCAACTTTTTCGCGTAAAAACAAAAAAAGCAGCCATCCGTGATGGATGACTGCAAAAAATATCAGTGAATTTCGGAAAAATGTTGCAAACGGCCTTGCAAACCCCCAGAAAAATGTAGCAGCGCTTAGAAATGTGCCTGGTCACCGTTGCTTTTCGTTTGAGTACGGGAATGACAGAAGAACGCTCGTGTTGAACACATATTTTTTTTGAGATTCACACCTATTGTTTCAGGTGTTTTCTCGGATGGTATCGAGGATGTCCTTCTTTGTGCCGCGCACCGAACAGCCATTATCCTCAAAGGCCGCAAACAGCGTTTGCACGAATTTCTCGTTCTCATCTTTCGAGATGTCTGGCATCCAGAAAGAGTAGTCACCATCGCCGTATCTGAAGACGATGCCTTCAATTTTCGGGTTCTTGCTCATAGTGTCTCCTTTCTTTACGTTCTGAGCATTCATTTAGCATACACGTTCGCAGCCAGCACCCCAACAGCGATAATACCGGTCACGAACAAAAGCGTGCAGGCGAACATAATACCGAATGAAAGCATAAGGTATGAGATTTGTTCGACCATACTCAGCAGACGAATTTTATCCGTTAGTGCTTTAATTTCATTTTCCGTATCTTCCATCTGTGTCTGATGTTCTCCCGCCATGACCAAAGCCTCATACGCCCCGCCGAAACTGAATTCATCGTCCGACAGCGGCTTGCTTTTGGTCTGCATCATGCGGTTTATCAGTTTTTCTTCGAGTTCTGCTTCCTTTGCGTATTTTTCCGCATCTTTCTCATCCAGCATCTTGCCCGACACCTTGTAGCAAATGAACGATGCAATGCAAAGCAGCGCTGCAATGACAAGCGAAAAAATGAAAATCATGATTCTACCTCGAGAGGAAGCTGCTCAAACGGCAGCGTAAGATAGTTGTACAGGGATTCGGCAGTCGGCATATCGTAGCGCATCCGGCGACCATCTTCGAGGTCGAACCAGATGCATTTGCGGACATCCTCATACAGCCACCACTCAATGGTGTCCGCCTTGTCGTCCAGTTCTTCTTTGAGGATGCAGAGCAATGCAGCAAGATACAGATTGTCAGCATCGAACACTACTGCCGAGTCGCAGATTTTGCCCAGCGCATGGTCGAATTCCGAGATTTTCCGGTCTTGCTCTTGAATGTCGGCAATCGTCTTGCAAAAAAGTTCCTTGGATATCATTATTCTCTCTCCCATACAAAAAAGAGCCCCACCAATGACTGGTGAGGCTTTGCATATCAGTAGCGATAATATCTCGGCACGATTTTGCCCTTGTCGTCATCCATCATCATGGCTGCAAAGGTCTCCATCTCTGCCGGGGTGAACTCAGCGGTATAGTCGAGCGTCGTATCGAGTTCTTTGGCGACATCCGACATTGCCTGCAAGAACGCAGCAAACGCCGGGACTTCCTTGTCGGTCAGCGTCACGCCGGTGCAGATGGACAGGTAATCCTCCCCCACATCCGCAACATCGTCCTCTTCTCGACCAAAGACACCATGCACGGACTCGATGGCAGCGAGCATCTTATCTACCTGTGCGGCAGTGAACGGCGTATCAGGTTCAAGCGACATCTCGAAGGTGTAGCAGAACCACTTGTGGATGTCATTGACCGCCGATTCCGGCACATAGTCGGGGTTGTCGCAGAGTTCCTTGCCGTCAAAGGACAGCATGACAACATTGCTCTCCACATCGTAGTATTCGAGGCCCTTGTACCGAACCGCCTCGCAGCCGTATTCCTGCAGCACCTCGCTCCAGAAATTGTAGCCGTAGAAGTTCTCTGTGCTGAAAAAGTGAATCATCTCATAGGACAGGAACACCTCAACATCCACATCCGTCACCAACTGGTCAAGAATTGCGGACATTTCCGGCGTGTGCTGCCAGTCGGTGTCAAGGCCTTTCAGGCCCACGCCGCCGGTCTTGTCCTGAACAAACAATACCGTCTTGCCATCGACCTTGATGCTCAGCTTATGCATCGATAAGGATTCGATGCTGGCGGAATTGATGAATTGAAGCATGTAATGTGCGAGGCAGCTGCGGATATCATCCGCGTTGCTGTCCCCTTTGCGAATCGTGATGCGCTCAATGGCGACCAACTCAGTGCTCATGGTGTTCTCCTTTTTCTGTGGGCGGCAAGACCTATCCTGCACAGCCAATGTTATGATTTTATTCGATTATAGGTGATATTATATTGCTTGCAAGTAACTGACAGCCAGTTTGACAAGCACATACACGCCCGCGAGGTTTTCTGCGATTTTGCATAGGTATGTCATGATGCTGAACTTCGTCAGCCCTCTCCGCTTGAGCCCGAACATTGCCACGATGGACGCAGTAAGAAGGAACGCGATGGACATCATAGCCTGAACGCCGACCAGTATAAAGACATTAAGGCTGAACTGCACCATGTACTGTGCCTGCACATTTTCGATGTCTTGAAGATGTAAGGCAAGTTCCTCGAAAACAAACGCAATTCCGGTACAAATCGCGATTACGAGAAGAGTCTGATTCAACACATCGTCGATGATAGAAGACGGCTTCCCGCTCTCAAATTGCCGGATAGCCGCCGTCGTTTTCTTACCGAACTTGTAATCGTACACAGCGTTCCCCGCAAACAGCACAGCCGACGACAGCATCAGTCCCGCCGTACAGATATTGACTATATCCATGCTGTCACCCCGTAGATTCATCAGAACGAGAACTTGCACTCACGGCGTTCGCGGCCGTTCCCGCCCCAGTAGTGACGCCAGCGCGGTGCTTTCCCGTCCCCCTCATTCTTGTACTTCTCTGCCACATGGTCTCCTACCGTAAAGACCTTGACATTGACCCTCTGTGCCTTGCCCTTGAACATAAACGGCTGACGGTCCTCTTTCTTGATAGGATTGAGGTGTACATCAGAGCCCTTGCTCGCGAGGTAGTAGGCGCAGAGCATCGCAAGGCGAACATACGGCGTGCCCTCGTTGTAAACGGGAGGAATCTCTTCCATCGTAGCGGGAACCGCCACATCGGTGGTAGAGCGCTGATTCGCAGCTTTCTCAATATACTGCTTTGTGCTCCGAGTTGCTTCCGTTAGCGTCTGCCCCTCCTTAATCCAGGCAGGCAGAGACAGGAACGCATAGTTCTCCTTCTCATTCGCAACGCCACCGACCAACACGATGCCGATGAAGGTATCCTTGGTCTTGGGCTCGAACTCGATATGTACGAACATACCGCAGTAATCCTTGCTGTCATACAGCGACAGATAGAAGTCCTTGAATGCGAGGCGTTCGAGAATCTCGTGATGGATGACGATGTCGTCCGTATCCATCAGCAGTTCCTGAAAATCCTTGTCGAAGTCATAGACGACCTTCTCCCGCGCCCAGTTCCCGATGGTGTAGATGGGGAAAACCTGTCCCGCCAACTCCTTATCAAGGCCAGGCTGACGCATCTTCTGTGCGACACGGACACACTGCATCATGGCTTCTTTCGTGTACTCGTCAAGAGTCTTGCCTGCCGGGTCCTGAAAGTCGAAACCGATACGGTTCGAACGGGTAACGGCGTTTGCAACCAATGCGATTCTCAGCTGCTCGTTAGTCATAGTATTTCCTCCGTAATTTATGATATATTGATTTTTTACTTGAAAGCTGTTCGCCAGCAAAAGCTGTTGCCCACTGTCCGCCCCGTGGAGGCCGCTTTGAAAAGACAGTTAGCGGATTCATCCGCCGTTACGCCTTGATGTGCAGGCGTTCATTGATTTCTCGCTCAGTCTTACCCTTAGTGAGGAAGACAGGTTTTACCTTGAATTCCTTGTCCTTTACAATGCGCTCTAAGCATTCCCAGCTCTCGCTATCCGATAACTCGAAACCATACGGGTCGATGTTCAGGAACAGCCAGATTGGTCCTGCTTGCGGTTCGCAACACATCATCCAGACTTTCAGAATTTTCGTAATAGCGGCAATGCCTTTCTTCCACGAGACCACCATCACGCGGCTAACATCGAAAACCAGAAGCCGGGGTTCCTGCGCATTCTCGACATCAACCTTAACGGTATGTGCAAGGACAAAGCCTTCAGGAGTGGATTTATATTGCTTGACCGCCATCGGTACTTGTCCGGGGATGAGCCTGTCGTGGTCTAAAACAAGCGTTGCATAGCTGCCGGTAACATCGAACAGGATGATTGCATCGGTACTTTTCTTCAGAATCCTGGCAAGCTGCTGCTTGCACCACGATGCGTTGATGACCTCGCTTTTGCCTGTCACCAGTGTATACCAGGCGTTAGTTTTGATTATTGGTTGCATATTCTCCTCACGCTTTGGGGCTTATTCTTTGATTTAATCATTTATTTCCTTTCCGACATCAAAGGTCAAACCACCAAGGAGTGGAACGCTCTCCTCTCCCCTGTTCTACTTTTTGCCAAGGCGTTTCGTACTTGCCGTGAACCTGTTCGGTAAGGCGCTTGCTGCATTCATCACACAACGAACCATAGGGCATATCCCATAAGGGCGTTGTGATAAGTTGACCGCAGCAATCACATCTCTTCCCTTCTTCTACTTCCGCAACCTCTTTCATAAAGTTGACGGTCTCTGCATCACCAGTAAAAACCAGCGGTGTCAATTCTGCTTCTGTGCGAACGACACGAAGCAAAGTAAGAGGAGAAGAAAAGTCCCAAGGAATATCGGCGGAACGTAAAGCATCGTAAATGCCGTTTTCTTTTGAATTAGAAACAGAGCGAAGTCGCGAATAAACTTCATCCTCGGTCAAATCCACTTTTGCCATTTCATTCTCCTTTCAGAGAACGAAACGCTGTGCGTACTCGGTCGAAGAATCCTTTCTTGGGTGCAGGAGCCTTTTCGCGCTGGCGGTACAACCCGTTCATAGATTCATCCAGATTATTAAGCTGGTCGCTCAGCTCGCGGATGTTTTCTGGCGTAGAAAACTTCTTTACGATGTCCCTGTCGGCTTTTTCTTTGACAACGGCAACCATCTTATCCAATGTTAAATCGCAATATTCATCCGTCCAATCACCGATGAAATAAAAGCGTTCTACCACGGTTCTTGTTGCGGTATCTTGGAAAGTCCCAAAAAGAATGGGGTCTTTTTCTCTTTTGATGGCCTCGACTCTTCGCTCTTCTCGTTTTGTGTAATCCGTGAAGACTACATACATCTTATCGAAAATGCCCTTGCAACACTCGATTTTCCGAATGATTTCTTCCGGAATCCGCCGCTGATAATTCTCCAGCTCCACAATTTTGACGACCTTGTTGTCTACCATGTGGATAAAATCGTCCACATCACTTTTGTAGACAAAGGTATCAATGCCGAGGTCAAGCAGCTTCTTTTCTCGTGTTATATTGTCGATGTGGAAAAGCAGCTTTTTCTGCGCAGCAATTTGTCCGGAACGCTGATACTCTTCGAGAAGAGCAAGGCAATTCTCATATAGCTGAGAAAGTCCGTCAGCCGTCATTGTCCGCTTTCGGCTTTTTACCTGTTCGAAATATTCGGCAGGAGAAACGATTGTATTGTTCATGATTTTTTCTCCTTTCTGCCTTATTCGGGCAGCGTATCGCATTTGATGTATTCCTCGCAGTATTCGAGGTTGCATTCTGCATATCACCCCATAGTGTGCTTCTCCGATTTCAGTTCCGTTTTCGTTCTGAACGCTATTATCCGGGGTGCAGTCCCCCGCAACCCGCCGCATGTCATGTGGGGAGTGTCGTCTCAAAGAGCGGCAAAGCTTGCAAAATAGCCAAAAGAAAAACCGTGACCACGAACACGCAGCCACGGTATAAAAACTGCCAGCCAAAGGCGGTGACCGGCAGGTTAGGATGTACAAGCGGGCAGACATGATGGCATATGCAAAAAATCGCACTTAGAAAGGAAGGTTTTCTGTTCGGCGGGAAAGAGAAAGAGGTTCGAGAACCCGCCAGACCCATTTCCGCTTGTACAATTCTTATTCTATGCAATTCGCACAAACACGCAAGCAAAAAAAGCAAAAAGAAATCCCCTCGCACCGAATGACCGGTACAAGGGGTTCTCACTTTGATAGAAAGAAGGAAGCTGCATCTCTGCAGCGCAGCACATTCAAGTGCCGCAACCGTCATTGACGGGTCGAAGGTTTTGGTGTTTACTCCGCACCGGCTTACAAGGTCATCATCGATGACACCGTCGAGTCTATACCTCCTGCCTTCTATAATGTATTATACCACAAATCGCACTTTTTTGCAAGGTTTTTCTCAAAATCAGGCTCATTTTGTACGCGGCTACGCATCAGCAGCTACGCTTCGACCTTCCCCCGCGCCCCTGAGTTCCGGCAGCTACGCAATTTTCGGAGGAGATGCAGTTTTTGTCCGTACTTTCTGTAACTCAATTCCTAAAAGTGTCCGTATTTCCAACTTTTTGGGAATGAGATGCACCAAATCCCTCAACTCATTTGCAGTTTGCCCTTTGCCTTTCCTGTATGGAAAAAGCACCCGCAATGTGGTATAATTAAAGCAAATAAATTCGTCCAGAGCGGAGATACACACGTCAATAACCCACGACTAAAGTCGCGGGCTTGCTCCGGCAAGTCCGTGCTTTAAATGTTGCTGGAAGCAGCGACAAATTATATCACGGAAAGGAGCTAAGGGCGCATTCCTCCCACGACTAAAGTCGCGGGTTTCCTGCACCAAACTCATGACTATCGGAGACATTCTCGTTAATACCAACCGGGCAAACCTCAATAATCTGCTACCGTTATCGGAAGTGAAAACCAAAAAGGATTTCGCCAAATTCAAGAAGAAGGGCTATACCGTTGGCATGACTGCCGGGGAATTTCAGGAGAAATACCCGCTTCTTCCCATTGAGAACATTTATGCCTCCTACAACATCCTGTCCTCGCTCTATTATTGCGAGCCTCAAAATCCTACCATCCCGATTGTTTTGAATCTTCAGATTTACGGCGACAAGCGCCTATCTGTTGCAAACGAATCGGATGAAGCATTTCAAAATCGGATTTTCTCGATAGCAAAAGCAATTTCTGAGGGGAATGTCAAGCGGATTCGGTCGTATCTCTTTTCTCTCGAAGACAGTTTCAGGGTTTCGGTGCTCTCGCAGTATATCAAGAACGCAGAGCCCTCAACGGAACTGTACGACCTCTTTATGGATTATTACAAATTGACCGATTATGGGTTCAAGAATCTAAACGAAGCCGATATACGCAAAGTCCTGTCCGGTAAATCTGAGGAGCAGAAGAAGAAAACTGCTGAAAAGCTTCGGAAGTTCCCGGATACAATTACCGTTTATCGCGGAGAGGGCAGCAAATCAACGCCGTATACGCAGTCTTTCTCGTGGACGGTCAGCTACAAAGCAGCTTGTTTCTTTGCCTGCAGGTTGCCGAGCGCTGAAGACAGCACTATCGTATCGGCAGAGGTATCGAAGGATGATATCATTGAGTTCTTCCCCGAAAGAAATGAGGCTGAAGTTGTCATTTTGCCGTCTGCCGTGAAATCTGTAAAAGTCGATACTCTGTATGGCTTAGAATCTGTCGAAGAAGAAATTCTCGAAATCATGCCCCTGTACCAAGCCGGCCGCGAAGAGATTCGGCATCTGTATGCAGTTCATGGCAAACTCGATGCAAATGAGTCCGGGCACGATGCCCTACACACGCTGCGTGTACTATTCAACGCGCTGCTTCTCGTTGAGATGGATGGCATTATGCTTTCCGAAGAAGAAACGCAGATGCTGATGGATGCTGTCATTTACCACGACATCGGCCGTACGAACGATTACGTTGACGATAGCCATGGCAAGGCATCCCGCGATATTTATGCTGCTGACCGCAAACCCGAAAATCCCGGTACTGGATTTCTCATCGAGTATCATTGCCTCGATGATGCTGTCGCTCGCAGAGATTTGGAGGCCCTTTCTCTGCCGAACATTGACCGCATCTGGCTGCTGTATACGATTCTCAAAGATGCCGATGCGCTTGACCGGGTCCGGTTCGGGCTCAGGTACCTTAATCCTAAATACCTGCGCAACGATACAGCGCATAAAATTCTGCCCGTAGCACAGCTTTGCTTAGAGCACCTAACATTTTAAGGAGTATACATGGCTATTACACCAGCCCTGAGTCGGGAGTGCCAACTGTATACCAATAACGTGCTCTCTTTAGCCACCGTTCTGAACGAATACCTCGTGGACATGCTGCCGGACAAAAAGCGAGCGAACGGTCTCTGAAAATTGCAGAAAGCTACGGCTTCGAGTTGCATGAGGATGAGACCTATGTTATGCCGTTCGTGCGCAGACAGTGGCTCAAAAAGAAAACCGAAGAATGATACCAACCAATCCGGTATTCCGACACAGCAAGAGGAGCGTCCGCCAAAGCAGACGCTCCTCTTTGTGTTTCTTGTGCTTTTTGTAAGCTTACAACTTACTTGCCGCTGCTGTTCAGGCGCGGGATGGTCTCCGTCTTCGTTTCATTGCAAACCTTGCAGGTATAGGTTTTGACGCCCTCTTTTTCAGCCGTGGGCTTAGTAGTTACGACACCGTCATCCCAAGTATGGTCTTTTTTGGGCGTGACATCGAAAGTGCTGCTCACTTCACCGCAGACGATGCAGTATATTTCGGTGCGACCCTCTTCCTTACAAGTGGGCTCGATAACACGCTTCGCGGCACGATGACCGGTGGCGTGTACAATGTTGTCCTTGTAAGAGAAGCTGTCGTCCTCATTGCACTTGTGCATCGTGTAGCCGTCCTCGGTGCAAGTCGGCTGAACAACGGTAACGGTGAAGGTGTACTTGGTGGGCAGGACCTTTTCAGTCTTGGTCGCATCGCAGTTCTTGCAATTCAGAGTCTTTTCACCGTATTCGTCATAAGTAGGCGGAGTAGTGATGACGCCTTCATCCCAGACGTGACCAGTACCGCCGTAGTCGTAGGTCATGGTATGGGAAGCATCGCGCTTACAGTGCATCAGCATGGTGCCCTTTTCGGTGCAGGTAGCCTTTTTCAGGCATTCGGTGTGCTCGGTGTCCCAATCATGGTAGCCGATAGCGGGCACAGGCTTCAACACTCTTTCGTTGCACCCCTCGTAGCTGCAGTACATCCAACGCTTGCCTTCAGTCTCGCAATAGGGTCCTTCGACGATTTCGCCAAGGCGCGTGTAATCGTGGACATGGACCTTAGCAATATCTTCGGTCTTTATTGTTTGGCACACGCTGCAGGTGAAGGTTTTGATGCCCGTTTCGGTGGCAGTGGGCTCCTTGGTGATGACGCCCTCATCCCACTGATGCTCGCCAGTGGCAGGCAGGTCTTTCACATGCTGCTTATCGTTGCAGCGCTCACAAACATTGTCTACGCTGCCAAGAGCACCACAGGTGGCGGGAGTAGTGACTTCCTTGTACTGATGGCCCAGCGCAGCAACAGGCGTATCCTGGTACGTCTTTGCGGGATTCTCGTTGCAGGTGTGCAGCGTGTAGCCGTCCTCTGTGCAGGTAGGAGGAACGACAGTTTCGGTGAAGGTATAGCCCAATGCAGGAATTACTTCCTTATGCACATGGGTCTTGTCATTTTTGCAGGTGTAGGTGCGCTCGCCATCCTCTTCGTAAGTCGCTTCCTTGGTAACAACACCTGCGTCCCAAGCATGTCCCGTCGCAGGAACAGTTTCCGTGTAGGTGTGGTTCTTATCATTCTTGCAGGTAAAGGTCTTGACGCCGTCCTCGGTGCAGGTAGGAGCTTTGGTGACAACACCCTCATCGTAGTTATGCCCCAGAGCCGCAATCTCCTCAGTCTTGGTCTCTGTGCAGCCGGTATTCTGGCACTTGTAGGTCTTTACACCGGGAGCCTCACAGGTAGCGGGCGTGGTGACAGTGCCATCATCCCACTTGTGCCCCAGAGCCGCGATTTCCTCGGTCTTAGTCTCTGTGCAGCCATTACGGGTGCAGGTATAGGTCTTAACACCAGCTGTCGTACAGGTCGCTGCTGTTGTGACTGTACCGGTATCCCAGGCATGCCCCAGTGCATTCGTATAATCGCGTTTTTCGGTCAGAGCGGAATCCTGGTCGCAGATGTAAACGGTATAACCCTTCTCTGTACAGGTAGGCGCTACCGTATTGCCCTTATGCCAGGTCTTTTCGACCATCGGGATATCTTCCGTGTAAGTAGCACCGCAGGAGGTGCAGGTAAAGGTCTTAACACCCTTCTCATAGATGGTAGCGGGCTTTGTGACCTTACCGGCATCGTAGGCGTGCGGCAGTTTTGCCTTGTAATCGCCCTTATAGGTCAGACCGGGGACCTCGTTGCACTCGTAGATGGTATACCCCTCAGCGGTGCAGGTCGGAGCAACAACGCTCTTGATATGATATGTCTTGTTGAGAGACGGGATTTCCTCGGTGCGTGTCTCATCGCATTCCTTGCACTTGAAGGTCTTGATACCGGTCTCGGTATAAGTAGCAGCCTTCGTGACTGTACCGCCATCCCAGCTATGTCCCTTTGCCGGAACAAAACGGTCATTGTAGTTCATGCCGCCCCACTCATGGCAGATATGCTCATCGTAGCCTTGCGTGGTGCAGGTCGCTTCATGACGGCGAACCGTGAAGGTATATTTTACCTGAGGCTTTGCGGTAGGAGCCGGAGTAGCTGCCGGAGCAGGTGCTGGTGTTTTTGTCGCTGCCGGTTTGGTAGTCCCGCCGGAAGTCGAAGTGCCGGTGCTCGGCTTCTCCGTCTTAGTCGGCTCGCTGGTGGTGTTGTCCTTCTTATCAGTGTTCTCAGCGGGCGTGGCGGTCGGTGCAGGCGTGGCGGTCGGTGCAGGTGTGGCAGTTACTTCTGGTGTTTCCGGAACCGCAGCCTGACTTTGGCTCGTGGTCACATCCGAACTCGTCGTATCGTTGGTATTTTTTCTTTTCTTGCAGCCGGTCAAAGAAACCGCAACCGTAGCAGCCAGTGCTACAGCAACGATTCTTTTCGCTGTACTAACTCTCCTTTTCATGATATACCTCCTTTAACTTTGAGGGATAGTTTTGTAAGTATATTATATCACATTATGTATTTGTTGGAGTCAATTTCAGAAGAATTTACAACTTCCTGATAATGTTCTCCCCTTTGCATAAGCGGTATATCCCGAAACTGTGCATAGTACCCAGTACATATGGCTAACTCTTAGTCCTTGGCACAAGCCATTGATTATATGCCGACAAGAAAAGCGCCCACTTTTTTGTGAGCGCTCTTTTTGTACCTGTTAGGTTTTTGATGAAATTGAAAACTTTCTTTACTTTTTTGCCGAAAATTTCCAAAAAGAAATCTTAGTCGATGCCAAGTACCATTTTCAGGTTACCGTTAAAGGAATCCGCAATGCTGTGTACGGTACGATACTGACCCGTATACCTCATGCATTGCTCATGCGTCAGTATGGGTTTCTCATACTCGATACGGTCGATGCGGATATCCACGGTTCGCTTATTGTTGCAGTAGTCGTCTGGGCTATCTGTCAGGATATAGGGCCCGTAGATAACAGTGCCATAGGCATAAATGCCGCTCTCATGCGCCGGGTCCTGCTTGCCAACATGCAGCATCACGATGTCCCCAATCTGCATGTCACGGGTAGCAAGGAACGGCTCCACATGCCCGGGTCCTTTGACCTTGTCGAACAGGTTCCATTGGCGAAGGTTAATAGGTTCAATATAGAATGTCACCGTAGCACCTCTGATGCATCAGTTGTTTTCGAGCACCCACTTCACATACTTTCTGGCAATGCTCAGCGGGTGGTCGGGGAATCGCTCATCGAATATATCGCGTTCCGAGAAGTTCATGAGAAAGCCTTCCCTGTATTCGGAATCATATGGGTCTTCAAAGAACATCTTCATCATTTCCTTGGTGGTGAAATGCTTTTCTGGGTATTTCTCCTTTATGGCGTTCTGGAACATTGCAAATCCGAAGCTGTCCCGCGCCCCGGTCATGCCTTCTTCGGTAAAGCTGCCGTTGACGAAATAGTCATCCTCGCCGACATTCACATTCAGGTTCAACAGATACGATACCTCCGGTTTCGGTAGGCCCTGCACCGTCTCCTGAATTTTCCGAATAGCGTAGATGTACTTGTGCCCCTTCGCGGTCAACCCGTTCTTGCACTCCAAAAGACCCATATTCTCCATCAGGGACAAGCGCACATCTTTGACGGTATCCTCAACGGAATCGTAGTCCATCGCTTCTTCCGGTGCCACAATCCAGGCAAAAATCAGGCCGAAGCACTCGTCATTGCGAATACCGCATCCGACATTGGGTTTCGGAACCGTATCGGGCAGAGGCTTGTTGAGGTTACCGTATTCGTCCGGCTTCACTTTAAGTTCAAATGCTTTGAAATTCTGTTCAGACATTTCCTGTACCTCCTGCCTCAATCATTGTAGGTGCATTGTTTTTAGGCTCAGTCGATTTCGTCCATTTCGCGCAGCGTATCCTCTGTGTTACTGAAGATTTTATCGTAGTCATCGGGGTATGTCAATGTCCCCAAGACATTCCCGGTCTTCTCATCTACATAATTGATAACAAATGAAGAGCGCACGCCCCGTCTATAGCTTCAAAGCTTAGGCGGGGTTAGCTCGTTTCTTGGGTCAAATATCGAAAAATACAGTTTCCCTGCTCATTCCGATTCGAATATTGCGTATGCGTGTGAATTGCATACAATAGAATTGTAGAATACTTTGAGGGAGGTGAGTGCTTTGAATATTACATTCAGCTATCAAGTCAGAATCGTCAACTGCAGTGTCAGCCTTGACGACACAGTTCGTGTATATCAGCAAGCACTCTCCTACCTGATTGGTATTGTCAACGAGAATTGGGACGCCGTAAAAAGCATAACTGCCGGAGCTTTGGAGCAGCAACACTATATCGAAAAGCTGGTTACACTCGTTTCCTTATAGGATTTACTGCACTGAACTATACATAATCTAATTGTATAATTTCTGTCGCAAAATTGCAAATAAAGTCTGCTCTATTCTTTTGTTTTCGCCTATTGCACAATGTACGCCGCATATCTTTGTTCACTTCATCCATTGACAGCATCAGCAGTCAATCTCCACTGTCTCGTCTTCGCAATCGACATTATCCAGAGGTTCGCCCCACGAGTAATTTATGTACTGTTCTGAGGGGTCATCATATGTCGAGTAGTCAAAATCATCACCGCCATCACGAACCGGGTTCCCATCCACAGTCGCATACCAAGTATCGAACCTCATAAACCGATGTTCGGCACAGTATTCCTCATACTGCTTAAATAACTCTACGCACTGCGGCCACGGTAGTGGACTCCTCACATAAAACTTCAACTGCCACGGTGCATACGCGGTCAGGTCCTCCACTCCATAGCGTTTCAAGCCTTTGAGGGCTTCCTGCCCCAACTCACCTTTGAAAAACTTTCGTACCTGCTTGTCCATCTTCATTTTGAAAATCTCCTTTTAAATTAGTAGGTCTAAAATTTAGCCCTCTATTGTATAAGAGAACAAGAAATCAGAAATTTTCCAGCAAAATTTCAAATTTTTTCTCTCTATAAATAAAACAGAGTTAAAAGCCTCGAATTGATTCACATTAAGAAGCTTTTTCAATACTTTAAGGAGATTTTTTCTGAGACTTTGTAAACCGCCACCTGCAAATCAGCACTCGATGTGCTGTTTGTCTTTGATTTGAAATATGGACAATTTTATCAAAATTGATAAATTATTCGTTGAAGTCCAAATTATGGGACAGACAAAGTAGTATAATAAAGACAGGCTAGAAAGCAAAGCGCCTCCAAGCCTGTCTGAAAATCACCATTTTACACACTATCGCCGTTTTCACCATCTGCCGCAAGGTATGCCGGGCAAGAATGCCTCTGCCTGAGCCTCAGGGACGAATGTCAGAACGGAAGACAAGGATATACCACTCTCTCGAAAGGAGCGCTCATCATGAACATCCCTCAAATTCCCACCGGACGCAACAGCTACTATGACCTCGGTCCCACAAAACAGTTCGATGTCGAAACCATCCGCGAGGCTCTGCGCCTATATGAAAACAACCTTGCTGAGAAGTTTGAGACAGCAAAGCCCAACAGCATGGAGCGCATCGAGATGGGTGCAAAAAAGGCATCTGCTCAGACCCTCATTAAAAAACTCAGCAGACACCTTCCCCTTTATGCAGACTGAAAGGAACCTAATACAGATATGACCAATAACGAAATCATCGCAACCATGAGCCGCTGTGTATGCGGCACCCGTATTCAGTGGACCCAAAACCTCGATAACAGCACACATCGAGGCGTGGTGGACGAGTTCTACCCCCAAAACGGTGCCGAGGACGCATATCTCGCCGTCATCGAGCCGGGACGCTATATCCCGGTTCTTGGTGCCAGCGAAATACAAAAAATATCGATTTTGGAGGACAGCCATCATGATGCCTAACTACATTCAGAAAAGCCCCGAAATGGACCGTATTGCCGATGCTTTTTCCGGGTACATCCACCGGCATCCCAACTTAGACCTTGTCTGGTCCGAGAAAATCGGGTATGTCCTCATGACGATAAATTCCGAAAGCAGCGAGGCGAGGATTATTGCAGTTTCCGCACAGCGCACGATTTAGCTTTCCGCCTGTTCAGCGAAGTTGTGACCGATGTCGTACTAGAATGCGAGGATTGCGACGATGTTTCCAATCTGGGTGATGAAGGCCGAGAAGAGGTTAAGCGGCGGTGGGCTCCGTTTTTGGAGATGCTGCCGGAGTACAAGGGCGCTTGCGAGGATATTCTTGCAGGGGACAAGGACAAATATAGCGAATGAGGTAGTGTACTATGGCGAACGATTACGGCTATTTCGGCAGCGGCAGCACCGGCTACGCCCACTATAAACAGTCATTTGACCGTAACTTTGGCGGTTCCGGTGGCGGCGGTGGGAATCACAACGGTGGCGGTAATGGTTCTGGCTGCGGGCCTCTGTTGCTTATCGTTGTTGTTGCCGTAGTCGCTGCGCTTGTGCTGCTGGCAATGTAATTCTTGCTATGCGGCGTTTGCTGCCAATAAAAAGCAGGGCCATCGCTTGCGGCGCGGTGGTCCTTCTTCTTTTCTCGCCAATTCTTGCCTTTTTGTCGCACTAATGATATAATGTTCCTGAACAACATTTCACTGAATTTCATTTCAGTATTACAAAGAGGTGCAACAGATGTTTGTAGGTCGAGAGGAAGAGCTTGCACTCTTGCGGGAGGAACATATCGGCAAGACTGTGATGGTATATGGCAAGAGGCGGGTCGGTAAGACCACACTCATTTTGAAAGCTCTCGAACAATGCTCCTATCAAACTGTATACTTCGAGTGCCTGAAAGGGACCATGCAAGAAAATATCAACGGTCTTGTACAGGAACTGGTTCGCGTCAAGGTTTTGCCTGTACCTCTTGCCTTTAACACCCTCCAGGATGTATTTGCTTACCTTAACACCATGCCTCAGAAGATGGTGGTCGTTGTGGACGAGTACACCCATCTTTACGCTATGAACGATTCCGGCGTGGTCGATTCTGTTTTTCAATGCATCATCGACAACCGCCTCTCAAACATTGAACTCATTCTCGCTGGCTCGCATATCGGGATGATGAAGGACCTCCTGCAGGAGAGGAATCCTCTGTATGGACGCTTTGCTGCTTCCCTCAAACTCGATGAACTGAACTATCTGGATACCTCTAAGTTCTATCCCGACAAGAGTGCCTATGACAAGGTGGCTCACTATGCCGTTTTCGGCGGCTCGCCCTTCATCAATCAGGCGCTGAATCCTGCTGCAACTCTGCGAGAGAACATCATCGGCACGATTCTCAATCCGATGAGTCCCGTGTACCTGTATGCCAGCCATCTTGTCTTCTCGGACAGTTCCTTGAATGTCAATGCCGAGCGCATCTTTTCTGCTCTTGGGAACGACAGGAAGCGATATACGGAAATCGAAGATACGTTGGGCGTCAAGAAAACCGGAAACCTCGCCAAGCAAATAAAGACCCTGACAGACCTCGAAATCCTATCTCGCAACATTCCTATCAACAAGCCAAACGATAACAAGAAGGCAACCTACGAACTCAGCGATAATCTGCTGCGGTTCTACTATACCTATGTCTATAAAAACGCCAGTGCATTTCAGGTATTGGATGCAGAAACTTTCTATGACGAGTATATAGCACCCGCTCTAACTGACTTTATCGCCCGTTGCTTCGAGGATATCTGCCGGGAATATTTCAGCCTGCAAGTCCGTTCTGGACAGATGAACGGCGTCCGGAGCATCGGTAGCTACTATCCAGATACCGCCGTTCGCTGCGATAGCAAAGCGTTTCCTATCGCCGTGGAACTCGCAGACGGCTATGCGGTTTATCTGCCGAAATACTCTGCTCAGCCGATGACCCTCGATGAGATTCATAGCGAGGCTCAGCGGATGGAAGGAGTCAACGACCCCGGTATCAGGCAGCTAGGCTTCATCTCCCTCAACGGTTTCGTGGAGCAGGAAAAGTCTTATACCTATCTGGACGGCAATGACATTTTTACGAGGATGTAGTCCGAAACAAGCTGTTTGACGCATCATTGATGTAATTCGCCGGATTTTAACACAAATCAAGACCTTTATATGCTGCAAAAACAACACAAATCAAAGTCTTTACAAAAGAGGTCCAACCATGGATAAAGCCACATACAGTATTTCCGCTCTTAAGCAGTGCAAGGAACTCATCCGCAAAAGCCGGTGGAGCACACGGCTAAAGGCCGAGCATAATTCCCGGTGCGCAGAGGTCAATGTCCTGTTCGCATCCTGCCAGAATCTGCTCAATTATGTCATGTTCCAGCCGGACCTCTCCCCTGCCTATGACTATCAGCAGATGGTTTCCTCGAATAAATGCACGAAAAAGCAGCTGGACAATCAGCTGCGTGTATGCCGCTTGTTTGCTGAATCTCAGATTTCCTGCATCGAGGAAGCGATTCGGGACGGGTCCGTGAGCATCATCCCGTGAATCTCAACACCAAGGGAGACGCTTTTCGTGCCTCCCTTTTTTTGATGTTGCGCCGTCAACGGGATGTCTGCTGCTCCATTTAACCAAATTTCGAGTAAATATCCAAAATCTGCTGTTCTTAGGGCAATATTAGCAAAAATCAGCGCAGACCCAATCGCGCTGTATCGCCGTTTTTGTGTCAATGTAACATATCAGTATCACACTGTCAAGGTACATAAGCCTTCTCTAACACCGCACATATTTTGCGCATAGCTTTCCTAATCGAACGCCAATTGTTACATCATGTTACCTTTGATTTTGCGCCGATTTCCATAAAAATCACAACAAACCTATAAAAATCGAGCATATTTCGCTGTATGTTCAATAGCAAGATATGTGTTTTTTGTGCATTTTAGCTGTTTCCGAGTGTTTTGTGCCCTAAGAGGGTGTTTACATCAAAAGAGGAGGCATTGTACACAGTTAGGCCCCGCTCTAAAGCGTACTTCACGGTGAAGGCTGTGCCGCCCGTTGGCTTGTTGCAGTAGCTGATGCAGTAACGAGAACCATCTACCAGATGCCTGCCTCTGGCAAGATATGCGCCTCTGCTCGGCTCTTTAGACACATACACTATCTTATCCATCTGCCGGTCGAGGTTCTTTGCATGCAGCTGCTGTTCGGGCGTCCACTTGGCCCTGTATCCCTCATACGGCAGCACCTCGATAATCCGCATCCGGGAGTTCTCCTTTTTGAGCTCTAAAAGCAGGTCCGCCATCATCGTATCGAAGCCTAAAGCTCCACCCACGCCAAAGTAGGTGACGCCACTCTGGATGAGCGGGATAAGTCGATGCCGGACACGAATCAGTATCTTAGACTCCTCTCCGGGAGGGATAATCCTGTGCCCAGTGAAGCAGCAAGTCTTGTCTGTGTACTTACCCATTTGCCCACCCCGCTTTCAATTTTATCGTGTTGTATCATTTTTTAGTTAAATTATCTTGCCATGTCTAAATTGCTAAATTTCCAAAACAATATTGACGAATTTATATTGTTTGATATAATGAAAGCAGTATGACAACCTATCCATATAGTAGTAAAATTGGTGTATGAAAATGAACAAGAAAACTTATCCGTATCATTTGACTGCTGCTGAGGAGTCCGTCCTCGATATCCTCTGGAACAGCAAAGACCCGCTCACCGGGCAGCAGATTATCGAAGAAGCCAAGAAGGACGAAAGCAACTCTTGGCAGGAGCGCTCGATTTTTCTATTTCTCAATAGCCTCATGGACAAGAAGTTCATCGAGAGCGTCGGCTTCGTCCGTGCAGGCAAGACCTATGCGAGAACCTTCCAGCCAGTACTGTCCCGTCCCGAGTTCTACGCCCAGCTGGTGAACGCTGCTCTGACCGACAAGGAACTTGTCGTTTTCAAGCGTGCTCTTAAAGCTCTCAACAAGGCCGATGATGAGGTCGAAAACTAACCCGCTATCTTCCTCCTTCTAATTTTGCCGTGGTGTCTTCCCTGTTCTTTCAAGCGGGGTTTTCGTCCACGGCATTTTCTTTTGCTTCCACGAACCACTTCCCTACCTCATAATACAGGTAGGTGCTGCACCGGCCTATCTGGCAGGTATACCGAACACCGACACCGCCTGTCTTTGAGTATTTTCGAGGCAGTATCTCGGAGATATTTGTGATGTCGAACCTCTGCCCGGTATCCCAGACGACGGTTTGCGGTGTGAGCGTTCCGTCCGGCAGGAAGTCTGCGATGACTTCCACATATTTCTTAATTCGCTGTTCAGGCATATACTATTAAATGCTCCCCTGCAAATACCCGTGCGGGTGTATTGTATGGTCTCCCTTTGCGTCGCAATGCGAAAGGAACCTGTCCTTGTACATCACGCAGCGCTGTACGGAATAGTATCCGAATCGGTTCCGGACTCCGTCGATAGCGGATTCGAGTTTTTCCATGGATTCCTGCTTTTCAGCAGAATAGTCAAAGGATATCTGGCTCGGCTCTGTGTCTGGTCGTAGGTCAATAGCGCGAACACCAATCGAACGGAGATGCTCATTCCACCGGTAGTTCTTCTTATATAATAGATAGGCGGCTTGCGCTATCTCCCGCTCCTGCATCGTGGGTTGTCCGAGTTTTGTCTGCCGTTCGAACGCAAAGAGGCTCGAATCCCGAAGCGTCACCTCCACGCCCCGGCACCGGAAATGATTTTCCCGGAGCCGTGCCGCAACGCTCTCTGAAAGCAGATAAAGGACTATCCAGACATCTTCATCCGTCATAAGGTCACGCGGCGTAGTCCAGCTGTTGCCGATGCTTTTGATGGGCGCAACGACATCCTTGTACTCGTACTTGGCTACTGCAGAGGTATCCATGCCGTTGGCGAACTGCCAAATCATGATACCGACCTTGCCGAGTTTTTCTTGGATGAACTTAGGGTTCGCCTGCGCCAAGTCCCCTATCGTATGCACGGCGTAGTTGGCGAGTTTCGCTGATGTCTTGCTGCCGACATAAAGCAAATCCGAGGCAGGAAGCGGGAATACGATGTCCTTGAAGTTCTCTCGATTGATGACCGTGATAGCGTCCGGCTTCTTGTAGTCTGAGCCGAGCTTTGCAAGGGTCTTGTTCCAGCTAACACCAATAGAACAGGTGATGCCAAGTTCATCCTTTATCGTGTCAGAAATCTTCTTAGCTATCGTCAGACCGTCGCCGTACATCATCCGACTGCCGGTACAATCGAGCCATGCTTCATCCAGACCGAACGGCTCGACCTGGTCCGTGAAGCGCAGGAATATCTCTCTAGTATACCCGCTGAACCTCGTATACATGTCATAGTGTGCCGGTACAAAGATAATATCCCGACAATGCTGCTGTGCCTCCCAGAGCGGCATGCCGGTCTTTACGCCCATACGCTTTGCCGGATAGGATGCTGTCAGAACGATACCGCTTCTCCTCTCCGGGTCTCCGCATACAGCAATCGGTTTCCCCTGCAATTCCGGGTGGTAGGCCATCTCACAGGAAGCGTAGAAACAGTTCATATCACAATGGAGTATTGTCCGCTCCTGTGCCATGGTCTTTCCCCTCCCGCCGCTCGTTTTACGCGATATTGTTGTATTGTGTTGCTTATTGGTTGTTTTTATTATATCATTTACAACCGACAGTTGCAATATAGATTAAAAAATTCTCCGGTTGTAGTCCAATTTACGCTACTACAACCGCTGACTTCTTGACAAAATGAAAAGAGGCGTTCTCAATGACGCCTCTTCGTGCTATAATAGTAAAAAAACAGGATGTGATAATATGCAAAGTATTGAGGAACGCGCAGCAGCCGCGTATGAACTGAAAGCCACCGGCAAGTGCAACTGCTCGCAGTCGGTTGTCAAAGTATTTCAGGACAAGCTGCCTGTCGGTGAGGATACCCTCATGAAGCTGACGGCGGGGTACGCTGCCGGTATGGGATGCATGGAGAGCACCTGCGGCGCTCTTGTCGGCGCTGTGATGGTAGCAGGTATACTGACCGATGGCATAGCCACGCCCCGGATTTCTAAAGAACTCCTGCAGAAGTTTGAGGCTAAATGCGGCGCTACTATCTGCAAGGACTTGAAAGGCATCGAAACCGGCAAGCCGCTCTGTCCCTGTCCTGAGTGTGTACGCAATGCAGTGCTTGCACTTGGCGAGGTTTTTCCGGACTAAGACAAACGGCAATTCTGAGGGTATTGGAGGGTATGAGGCATGACTATTGCGGAAATTTTAGAGAAGATGATTTGCTATTCTAACGGTAACATCCACGACATCGACCATCTTGTTCGTGTCTGGACATTCGCCAAGACCATCGGCGAACTCGAACATATTGATGCTGAGACGCAGTACATACTGGAAGTTGCCGCTATCACGCATGACATTGCCTGCCCTCTCTGCCGAAAGAAATACGGCAATGCAGACGGCAAACATCAGGAGCTTGAAGGCGGGCCCTTGGTGCGGGAATTTCTGCATGATACTGGTCTGACCCCGGCACAGGTTGACCGCGTTGCGTATCTGGTCAGCCATCACCATACCCTGACTGACATTGACGGCATCGATTACCAAATCCTCATCGAGGCCGATTACATCGTGAACGCCGCCGAGAGCGAGTACAGCAAGGAAAATATCAAGGGGTTCATCCACAAAGTAATGAAGACAAACAGCGGCTCGATGCTGGCGCGGCAGATTTTCTGCGTTTGACGAGCAAAAGCCAGAGCAAAAGGAGCGTTAAAACGATGGCAAAGAAGGTTCTTGTAGTTTCCACAAGCCTGCGCGGAAATAGCAATTCGGAGATTTTGGCAAAGGAATGCGAGCGCGGCGCGAAGGATGCGGGTCATGAGGTTGAATTCGTGTCCCTGCACGGCAAAGATATCCGGTTCTGCATCGGCTGCATGTCGTGCCAGAGAACCGGTCACTGCGTTTTGAAGGATGATGTAGCCGAAATCATGGCAAAGGTCAAGGAATCCGAGGTCGTCATCTTCGCCACGCCTATCTATTATTACGAGATGTGCGGCCAAATGAAGGCGCTGCTTGACCGTCTGAATCCTCTGTACGAGTCCGACTACAAGTTCCGTGACATTTATATGCTTGCCACCGCCGCAGATGACGATGCACACGCCATCGACAAGGCCTACAACGGTTTGCAGGGTTGGGTCGATTGTTTCGAGAAGGCTGAGCTTAAAGGCTATGTGTTCGGCAAAGGTATTGCCGAGCCGGGAGATGCAAAGAACCATACTGAGACTCTGCTGGACGCCTACAATCTTGGCAAATCCTTGTGAGGCATAGCGAAGGCCATGACGATTCGATACGCTGTACCCGCTGATGTTCCCGCCTTATCCGCCGTTGAGGCTGAATGTTTTCCGCCCGCTGAGGCGTTGCTCTACCGCCAGCTGGGTGCCAGAGTATGCTGGTTCTTCCGTTCTGAACACACTATACCCTTCCCACGCATCCACTCCGGTAACTAAGCGTTCAAGGCTTGTCTTTTTCTCGCACAACGTTCGTGTGCCACATCAGCGTATCCTCGTCATCGGTCTCGCTGCCCGCATCGGCTTCTTCCTCCAATGCAGGCGCAAACGCCCAGAGGTCTGGCCAGTCGAGTATCGAGCGCAGACGGTCGGATACGCTCTTCCCCTGCCAGTTAAAATCCGTGCAGAGCGTGCCCTCGTAATGGAAGCGTTCCCGCTTATCGTTGGTCAGAACGAGTTCCCAGCTCCCGGCATCGCAAACAAACCCTGTTGGCTCATAGGCGGAAAACACCGCCTCAAACATCGCCAGAATATCCATGATATCCTTTTCGGATTCTCTGCGCACATATACCTGATTCAGCAGATACTTAGCGCCGTTCCCGAAATTGTAGCAGGACAGCCTTGCTGTTTTCTTTTTGACGGAAACCTCAAGTTTCTGCTCCACCTCGGCATCTGGCTCCGGGATAGGCCCGTAGCTCGAAGCATTTGATTTCAGCCGCAGCTTTACCAGCCTGCCCGAAAAGGGTACGCCATCATACATGTTCTTGTCCCTCTAGTTTTATTCTTTTTCAGCCTCAGCGAAGCCTTTGCTCCCGCACGCCAATTACCGCTTTGTCTTTATGCGTGCCTCGCCGCCAGCCCATAGGATAAAGTCAATCTTCTTCGTTGCACTGATGCCCTGATGCTTCGGCAGTGCTCTGTCAAATGCCTTTATCCACTTTTTTGCCACGGGCAACTTTTTGAATTCATAATACCAATGATTGATTGTATTGTAGCAGTCATAGATATCATCAGGCCGATACTTGCCACTTTTCTTGCAAGGTTTTAGCCCCAACATGGCAAGGACATTCGCGTCCCATATCGGCTCATTGATGTCCACTGTTGCCAACATCTTACTGACAAAAGAAGGTTCAAGAGTTCCAACTCTTACGGAAAGTTCTTCGAGAGTCCTATCAAACCGCGATTGCGGATTTTGTTTCACTTTTTCGAACATTTCAAAGTATATTTTCCGCCATTCTTCGTCTCGGCGCACACGATAGAAAGCGTTGAACACTCGCTGGAAGTCCTCATCTTGCGAGACATCTACCTTCCACACCTGTTCCATTATGTATGCGTAACGCTCAACGTCCCTTTCACGCCGCTTTAATACTTCTACTGCCGCTTTCAGGTCCACATCAGGCACAAAAGTGGCTGCATTGCCCGCATAAGGCGCAGGCATGGGTTTCCACGCAATAATCATGTAAGACGGCCACATGCGTTCGTGCAACGCATCGCTCCACCACTTGCCATCTTCAAAGAAAGCCGCCGTGGTCATCTTTGGATTGACACGCGTCACAAGATAGCCACCCGGTTTCTTCGGTTTGCCTTCCCACATAGGAGTCCAGCCGTCATTATCTACAGCTGGCTTATTTTTGCCATTTTCCGCCATACTGGTATCCTTTCAGCAATTTCTAATAGATTTCACAGACACTCATTTTTTGCTCTGCTTCACCCGTAATTTTCAGCATCCCCGTCCCTAATGATGTAGAGCACATCTTTAGCTTTCTGCAACTCTTTCGGGATGGCAGTTGCCTTGCAGCGCCGGAGTTCGACAACTTGCCCGGCCAGATTCTGCTTCTTCGCAGGAGTCGGCACAATGACAACATCACCCAAACACACATCGTCATCGCATCGATAATACCGGACCCCAACCACTCCGAGAATCTCAACGCCGCAGAAAACGGCTTCGTCAGCCTTTGCCGGGACCCGGTCGAAGGTTCTCACATTGAACATCTCGCCGAGACTTTCGGTATCAAAGAACGCAGCAACTCTGCCAATAAAATCTGCCCAGTTGCCAGGAAGTCCTTCCTTGTCGAAAGACCCTGTATAGGACGCCGATTTCTTATCCGTGTACAAAACCGTGATTTGGTAGGTCCTGCTGATACCTTCTTTTGTGGCAGGTTTCGGATTCACCTCGCCCGGCTCAAACAGAGGCTGCTCCTCATACCATGCAAGCAGGTCCTTGACCGCTTCCGGCATCTCAAATGATAGAGATACACGCTTGTTGTTCCCCACCCTGCGGTTGTAGACGATTTCACGGGTCCTGCTGCTGATAATGAGTCGTTCAACGATATCCTCCACCGGCGCATGATACTTTTCCGCGACCTTCTCAGCTGCATCCTCCGTCACCGTCTGATGAAAGTCGATATCAATGCTCGATACATGACTTTCCTTATCGATGCTCACGGCAAAGCCGTTGAGCTCTTTGAGCGTCGTCCTTTCCCGGAGAATCTCAGTCAGAGTCTTGCCCTCGTACATGAAATCCTGTCCGTTCGCGCCATGATAGAAGAACACTTCATCCTCATCGGTCAGCAGCCGGACCTTCCAGAATCCGGAATTAGCCAGGACTTTCATTTTCTTGTACTCGGAGAACACGGCAACAAACGCATTGAAGATGTATTCGGCATCATCCACCGGTATCTGAACCTTGCGCTTTTGCCGACCATCCACGCGGGTTGCAGTGAGTTTCACGGTGCCGTCCGGCGTGATTTCGAGGAGTTCATCCTCATTTCGTGACTGGTTGACAACACTGTTGAATCCATAGTTCCGCAGCCGGATTTTAACGAGCTTACCCTTGAACGGCAGCTGTTCGTGCGTGATGTATTTGCCCAT